ACGTCAACCAGACTCGACATGGCCGAGTCGTCGTTTGACGATGTTTACGAGGCCCTCAATAACTGCGAGGACTTGATTGATCGTTTGTGCGGGCTGGATGCGCCGAAAGTGGTTGGTTCAGGGTCCGGGCCGGTATCCCCGTGCCTAAGTCATTACCTAAACGATCTGCCGCCAAGGCTCACGTCGCTTGCGGCCCGTATCCGCGATGTTACGAGAAAGGTTATCGAAAATCTAATATGAAAGCGCACCTTTCCACGACCGCGATGAAGCGACCAGACACTTAAACCACTTTGCCGGCAGGGATTCAGGAGGAAGTAAATGGATGAGAGCACACTCAAAGGTATTTTCGATAAGCTGTTCAACGACCGCCGGCAAATCGAAATGCAGCTTTTGCACCGGGTTTGGTTCAGGAACATTCTGTACTATCTCGGCGAACAGTGGTTCGAGTGGGTCCGTGGGCAAAACACGTTCCGGCGCCTGATGCCGTCTCCGTATTTGCCAACCCCCGTAGCGAATATCATCCGTGATTTCTGTAGGTCGATCAAATCCCTTATCCTCAACAAAGATTACACGGTCAACATTTGGCCAAACTCGAACGACCAGGAAGACCGTGAAGCGGCCGACATGGCGGAAAGCTTCCTCCGATGGCTGGAGACGTGGGACGACGAGCGGCACCTCGACGAAAAAGAGAAGATCGCCATTTGGATGATCCTGACCGGGACCGCCTTTGATCGAACGTATGTCAACATGGAAGACGACGCATGGATGTTCGACAAGCAGGGCAACCCGATCAAGACCGGCAACGTGGTTTCCGAGTCGCTTTCCTCGTTTTCGGTCGTGGTGGATAAGCACGGCGACACGCTCAGGGCGAAACGCTACATCGGCATAAAATCCTTGCGGCCGAAAGAGTGGGTTGAGGACACGTTTAAGGTCAAGGTCACTGGATCCGATCAGACCATGATCGACTACGAGCGCCAGCTTGCCCGGCTCGTGGCGAACGTTTCCCCCTGGAAGGGCGACGGGCTGGATTTCAGCCAATCGATTCAAGACGATGAGGACATGGTTATTTTTAAGGAAATCGAAATGCGTCCGACCAAGAAAGACCAGAACGGGCGTTATGCGGCGATGGTGGATGATACGGTGATTTTCAACTACGACCGCATGCCGATCAAGGTTTCCAAGGATGGCAAATGGGACTACTCGCTGACCGACTTTCATTATCACTTCGTTCCGGGACGTTTTTGGTCTGATTCTGGCGTGAACGACCTCATTTCCCCTCAGAACTCCATCAACGAAATCGACCAGGATTTGAGCGTCAACCGCAAGGGTGTGGGCAAGCCCCTCGTGATCGTTCCGACCGACGTAGTTATGAAGAAGCTTACCAAATTCGGTCAGTCTGTCATGGTGATCCAGTACGATGCGCTTTTGTCCGGAGGTTCAAAGCCCGAAATCGGGCGAGGAATAGCGCTTCCCAGCCAAGTTCTCGATGAGCGCATGGTGCATCTGCAAAACGCCCAGGACGCGAGCGGCGACCCGAAGAACGTCCTACGCGGTAAATCCCCCAACGCCCAGGCGTCCGGGGTCATGGTGGACATCCTCCGGGACGCGGCCGAGCAAGGCCACCTTCCAGACATTGACCGCTTTTACCGGGCCTACAAGCGTGTCAAGCGCAAGCAGTTGATTCTTGCCCAAGAGGTCTACACCGAGGAACGGATGATTAAAATTCCAGACCAGGGCGGCCGTCCGAAGGTCCGAAAGTTTAAGGGCTCCGACATCCGCAACAATACTGACGTTCGGATCGAGTTGGCCAGCGGCGCGGCCAGTACGAGGGCCGGGCAAACCAACATGATCCTGAAATTGGTGGAGCAAAACTTTTTCTCACCCGAAAGCGAAATGGACCCGGAATTCAAGCAAGAGATTTTGAGGCGCGTGGGGCTTTCAGGGTTCAAGGACAAGACCAACGCCGATGCGGCACGGGCCATGAACGAAAATGATATGATTGCGAACATGGATCCGGCCGATATGAAGGTCGTTAAAATTCAGGCAGAAGACGGGATAATCGCCGTTCCCGTGGTTCCGGGCTTGTTCGCGGCGATGGGGGCGCCGGCGATGGGCGAGGAAGGCATTGTCCTGGAGGATGATCCGGTTTTCCGCTACGACGATCATGCCACTCATTTTGAGATACACCGACGTTTCATCCTGTCCACGGAGTTCAAATACCTGCATCCTGAACTCCAGTCCGCGCTGACAGTTCACACCGACTATCATCAATGGACGATGAAAATGGAGATGGCGAAACAGGCTATGGAAGCAGCCCAGGCCGCCGCCGACATGGAAGGGAAAAGGGCCGGAGCGGTAGCGAGCGCTTCAGCAGAGACAGGGCCAGCGCCGCCACCGCCAGCCGAGCCCGTTAACGGGTACGTTCCCAACGTGTTCACGGAAGGGGGTTCCCCGGCGGTCGAATCACCTCCGACGGCGCAATAATTTCTTGACTTGCTTAGCGTTTCAACGTTAGAATTACCACAATTAGTAGTGTGGCGGGTTAGGCGACAAGCTGGGGTATGGTTGCTTGGCCGGCCAGCCAACGACCATCGAAGTTAAAAAGAGGCGCAAGTACGGGCGTACTCCCGTATTTTGCGCCTCTTTTTTTCCCCAGGGCAACATAAACCAAATGCCGTTTTGAGCATGGAGGCCCATTTTCAGCAACGGCAAACCGAAAGGCGGAACCCATGAGCATCATCGACAGCACCATGATTAACCTTTCATCGACCGGCGCCATGACTCCGGGGGGCTCGACCCCTTCTTCGTCCACACCGCCGAAGGAGGGCGGCAACCAGCCGCCTTCGTCCGACGGAAAGGCCGGAGGGGGAACGGCGGACCCGAAAGCAGGCGCCGAGCCCAAGCCGGGGGGCAACGATCGCCCGGCGACCACGGACTTCATCAATTCCATTCTGGACAAGCACGGCTTGAATTCGCCCGAAGAACTCGCCGATTTCATCGATTCCCTTGCTGAAATCAGGGGCGTGATCGGGGACGAAGACCCGGAGGAATTGGTCAAGGCCAAAGAAACCCTGACCCGTTTCAATAAGGAATGGGAGAAGGAAAAGCGGGCCAAGCAACGCGAGAAGGAGACGCCGGAGGAAACGATCGCGCGGTTGGACCGTGAGTTGGAGGAAGAACGAACCAAGAAAACCAAAATCGAAGCCCGGCAAAGGAAAGCCGCCGAAGCCCAAAAGGCGCTCACCGATTACGCCTCAACGGTTAGCGCGGCGGCGGCGACTGATAGCAGCTTCCCGAAGGAGTATTTGCCATTCCTGAACGAGTTGATGGGAGTGGAAAGCCCGGTCAATAACATAAACATTCTTGACCGTTCGGCTGTCAAAAAACTCACTAAGGAGCACGGGATCGCGCGAGTTAAGCAGTTCGCCGACCTCGTGATAACGCTCTATCGAAACGGCAAGGCCGACATCCCCCAGGTTCCGGCTACAAACAACGCTCAACCTCCGGTAGCACAAGACCAAAAACCCAAAAATTTGAAAGAATCCCGGCGACTCTTGCATGCCTTATTGCCGCCACTGTTACGCGGCGGCGGGGGACAGTAGGGGCCGCCACATCCCTACGGAGGAATGAAAAATGCCCGGACAGTACCATGACCTTACCTCTATTCAAGATCAGTTGAAAAACGTTTACGGCGAGGGGCTCAAGGCCCAATTCGCCGATGAGCGCACAACCTACAACCAATTTGGAAAGTCCGAGCGCAAGCCGAGCGGGTTTGGTTACGTCTTCGGCATGCGCTACGCCCGCGCCCAGGGCGTCGGCGCCCGGCGCGAGTCGGAACTCTTGCCGGAGCCCGTGGCCGGCAAATACGATCAGGGGACGATTAAGCCGAAGTTCGTCTATGGCGTTCTCCGGCTGACCGGCCCCGCGATCGAATCGGCCAAGGGAAATACTGCGGCTTTCGTCGATGGCTTGGCGGATGCCGTGGACGACATCTATCAGAGCCTCATCAACGACCTCAACCGGCAGTCTTGCGGCGACGGTTTCGGCTTGCTGGGAACCCTGAGCGCGACTTCTGATGCTCTCACCACTTCCGCAACTACCTGGACGATCACCCTGAATAACGACTTGGGTTGCCGCCGTCTCATTCCGGGCATGGTCGTTGACTTCTACCAAACGACCGCGATCGACCAATCCTCCGTTGCCAGCCGTATTGCGACGGTGGACTTCATCGGGAAGACGGCCGAAATGGAGCCCAATGAAGGCACCTTCAAGGCCACCCATCCGATCGTCGCCGCGCGCAGCTACACCATCGCCACCGATACGGTTGCCTCCGGCAGCTTTGTCGTGCGCTCTGGCGCCCGCGAGGCCACCCATGCCACCAGCAACGTTCCGGTTGAAATAACCGGGCTGGACGGCATTTACGACGACGGCACACTTCTGGCGACCTTCGAAAACATCACGGTTGCCAACTTCCCGCAATGGCGGGCGAACATTCTCCACAATTCGGGCTCAAACCGCGAGCTTACCCTAGAGCTCATGCTCCAGGCGCTCGACCTGACCCGCACTCAGTCCGGTTTCAGCGTCAAGACCATGCGCATGGGTCTTGGCCAGCGCCGAAAGTACGCCAATATCCTTCTGCCGGACGTGCGTTTCGCGCCCACTGAACTCCGGGGCGGCTACGAGACGTTGACCTTTGCCGGCGGTGACGGTTCGGTGAAAATGGTCATCGATCCCGACCTTTCCCCGAACAAGATTTACTGCGAACCGGACGGCGTTATCCAGAAATACGAAATGACCCCGTTGGGCTGGGGCAACCTGGACCAGCAGATCCACCAGCGGGCCGGATACGACGAGTGGGATCAGTTCCTTCGCGTTTATACCAACCTCGGCGCGGAACAGCGGAACTGCCTCACGCTCGTCAAAGATTTGGTGGAGCCGAATCTCTACACCTAATCGAACGTAAGGCCGCATGAGGGCCAACGATGGAGCCGGGCCAAACTTTGGCGAGGGCGGCCCGGCTCTAACCAATCACCATCCTTCAAGTATCCCCGCTTGGGGGGCCAACTATCACGGAAGGAGCAATATCATGCCTGTTCGAGACAGAAACATCGCTTGGAAGACCAAGCGAGAGTTCATCCAGGCCCGTAGCTTTTCGGGTTTACAGGATGCCACCGGGACGCAAACCTCCCTCGGCGCCGGCACCCCCGTCATGGGGGAAGCCGTGGCCGCCTCTCAGTTGTCCGGGCTCGTTGTGAACGCGGCCGGCAACGAAGTTTTCCATTTATGGCCCATTCCCCGCGATATGGACCGCAAAGAGCCGTTCCGGGCGAGGTATCACTTCATCCACACGTCGGCCGATGCAGATGCCCCTGTTTTTAAGACGCATTACAAGGCGATCGCAAAGCTGGAGGCCATGTCGGCGGCCAATTCTACCCCTGATGAAGAATTGACCCACGATGCGCATACCGTTGCCACGGCGGTCAACAGCTACGAGGTCACGGACTGGAAGAAGTCGGTTAGCCACACCAAGCTGACTTCCTCCGACATCGCCATTCTTTTCTGCTTCGAAGCAGACGCCTTGGGCGGCGCCAGCGCCAGCGAAATCAACATCCTTGGCGTGGAACTGGAGTACGTTGTCGAAGCGACGGCGCAGCAGCGCGAATTCACCGCGAACGCGCCGGTTGGCGGGGCTTAATCAGCCTTAACGGGAGGCATACCTGTTAAGGGTAAGTACCTCCTTTCTTGGCAACCGGAGGGGGCAAGAGCTTCCCTGCCGGGGTTTCAAACCCCCTCCGGTATAAAACCTCAAGAGGTTCACCATGTACCAGCCCGAATCATCCTTCTTGAAAAAACTCAAGCGGCTTGATCCGAAATTGGGTTGCAAGTACGAACCGAGCCACCAGCATTTTGTGATTACCTACCAGCGCCCGATCGGCGATCCGGTCAACGTTCTCTTGATCGAGAGCGCGGCCGGTGGATTCCGATGGCCCAATGACCGCGACATCGAAGCTTTACAGCGCGGCGACCTTCAACGGGTTTCGATGAAAGACCGCCTCAAGCAAGTGGCAAAACATATGGAGGACGAGCGGGCGAAATCCAGGCGAACAGCACGGGACAATTTCCGCAACATGACCAAAGACGATCGGCGGCAGCTTATGCCGGCGTTCGCCCGGCTGGCCAATGCCGGGGGCAAGAATAATTCTGTTTTCAGGCGTATCAACCTCGCTCCCAGGGGGCAGGTATTTCGTTAAACCAAATTTTTTCCGTCCTTGATGCAATGATGCACCTTTGACGGGAAAGCACGGAGGGACCAAATGAGCAAGATCCTTTACAACCCGACCAATGAAGAACTGAGAACCATGTACGTTGGCGAAGACGTGATCCTCGCGCCCGAAGCGATGGTCAAGGTGGACGACCAGCGCGGCCGACAAGTGCTGAACGTGCTGGCGCCGCGCGGGCTCGTGGAGTTGGAATTCGGTGACGACGCCGACAACTTCGCCGGCAAACGTCGAAAGGCCGAAATTGGGAGGGAGCGCAATCGGGCTTTCAAGCGCAAGCAGGTTATGGACTTCAACGCGATCAATGACCGGCAACAGCAGCGGCGACTTCCCTACCTCACCCCCGAACCCTTCTTGAAAGAATACGCGCGGGAGTTGGGCCTTGAACTTTACGAACCCTATTCCAGCAAGAACCAGGAAGGACAAGCCACGGCCGAGCTTCTCCAGAAAGTACAGGAGAAGGACGACATGATTTCTGAAATGCGCAAAGCCAACGAAGCGATGCAGAACGAGATTTCCGAAATGCGCCGGATCATGCAAAAGCTGCTTGTCACGAGCGCGAACGCTGGCGGAAACGGCGATGGCGCCGAAAAGAAAGACGATTGGGAAGACGTTCGGCGGGTTTACAAGGGCATTAACCGGACCCACTTCGCCAATTGGGTTGGGAGAAATTTTGAAATCATCCAGGGATACCCGGCCGATATTCAGGCCGAAATCAAAGAGAAGTTTGAGCGGCTTTACAACGAGCCTTACCCGGCAACAGCCCTTGAGGCCACCGCTTCACTTCCTGTATAGGGTATCCACCATGAGGACGCGATGCCGACCTACAAAAATTGTCATGAATTGGTCCGGGAGGTGCGCCAAGGGCTGAACGAATACGACGACGCGCTTGCATCCGGGGACGACAACGTTGGGGCGTTCAGAAACGATTACATCATAACGCAGATCAACAACACGATCAAAGAGCTATTCGCTTTGATCGCCAAGCGACGCCCCAGCGAGTTTACCAAGCAATCTTCCGTAACCCCGATAGACTCGACCATCACGCTTCCAGCGGATTACGGGAAGCTGATTTTGCTACGGGATCAATACGGTCAACGGGTTTACCCCATTGACCAGCAAGAGCGGCGCTTGAACGACGCGCGGGGCTCCGAGCGACTTTATTACATGCAGGGCCGCACCATTGTTCTGGACCAGGCCGGCATCACCACACCTTACAGCCTTATTTACAAAACCAAACCTCGTAACATCCACATGGGCAGGGCCTCGGCCGGAGGGGTGAACTCCATCACCCTGGATGCGAAGCATGCGCCCAAGATCACAGACTATTTTAACGGCATGATCTTGGAGTGTGTCAACGGGGATTGGTTTTCGACCGTTTCAGCCTACACGTCCGCCAGGGTTGCCACCATTGCAGGCACCGCAGCGGCGGCCGACCTCTATGGCTTGGTCCCGGAAATCCCCGATTGGGCGCATGCCCTAATCGCCCCAAAAGCGTTGATCGCTTGCAAAATTCACCCTGTCTCCAAGGAAAAACTAACCAAGAACGAAATGGCTGCCTATCAGGACTTGTTCCTGTCTTTGTTCCGCGAAAACGCCACTCCGACCAACGATGATACTGATTGGGAGGAAATGTTTACGAGCTTCGAGCCAAAGGCGGGTGGAGTCATTTTCTAATGAAAGACCTGACGAAGATAGATGCCAAGGCGTTGCGTGGGGGGTGCGTCACTGTAAGGGACAAGGCCCTTCTGCCCTTCGGCGCTTTTTCTTTACTTCAGAACGTGCGCAACACCCATCCGGGTTTCGAACAGCGCAAGGGTCAGCGCCGGCTTCACGCGACATCCGAAGGGACAAACAAGACGCTCAGCCTCTATCAATTCAGAAAGACGCAGACCTCCGAAAAGCACTTTTTCGCTCAAATGAGCGATGGCGACGTTATCGAAGCGACAAACAATCCGCCGACCGTTTCAGGATCAACGTTCGGCACCGAGGTCTTTGATGGTGCTTCCTCCGGGCAAATCCCTGCAAGCTGGGGCAACATCGGCGACAAGATGCTGTTTTCGAATGGCAAGAATCAGCACCAAATCTACGGCGGCACGTCGAGTCCAATTGAAAAACTTATTGTTTTCAAAGGCGCAGCCGCGATACCGGACGTTCCCCAAGGCGGCGAGGATTACTCCGACCACGTTATCAGCGCTGATGATGCGCTGGTTGCCATTCTGGACAGCCTGGACACCTACGCCAACTATGATTGCGTGTTTTTTCGTTCCCCCGTGCCGTGCAATGCGATCGGCGTAACCGTGGCGACCGGGAAAGCCAATGGCAGCGCCGCGACCATTTCAGTTTACTACTGGAAAAACGATCACACTTGGACGGCCGTATCGGGGCTGTCCGATGGGACCGCTTCCGGCGGCGCCACCCTGGCGCAAACCGGCACGATTAGCTGGACGCTTCCAACTGACATCATGCCCAAATACGCTTTCGGCTCGTGCGGGTTTTGGTATCAGATTCGGGTATCGGCGGTTTTGGATTCCGAGGTCGAGCTTTCGGCCGTCACGTTTTCGTCTCCCTGGCAATCCATTATCAACGTGTGGGACGGAGCCGTGGTCTATGCGGTCGAGGCGCAAGTCGAGGGTGACAGCGTTTTCGAGACTTATGCGGCTGGCGCCGTGGACCTGGATGGGTTCGTTTCTGGTAAAAAGCTGTATGTGGCTTTTACGGACCCCGTTGAGGGCATCTACATCAACCCCGGCGGGACGCCGACCACGACCGGCAACAGCATTTCCAGCTTGAAATACTGGAACGGGGCGGCATGGACCTCCGTGGGAACGATCACCGACGGATCAGCGGGCGTGAGTCAAGCCGGCTGGATCACGTTTGCGCGTTGTCCGGCCCAGCCGCTTCAACTTCACACCAGCATTTACCAAGCTTATTGGTACGAAATCATTTGGTCCGTGAACATGGCGGCCGATACAGTGGTCGAGGTTCAGGGGATGCCCTACTTCGACATTGCCGAGTTGGGCAATTCCTACACCAATGCCGTGTGGAAGGACCGGGCTTGCTACTCGTTCGACCGTTGGGGGCAGTACATCTATGTTGCGGCGAAAGACGCTCCGTTGGTCCTGAACGGTCAAGATTTCGGGATTCTGAAAGCGGGCGACGGCCGCGCCAACCGGATTGTGGGCATGAAGAAGTTCCACAATGAACTTATGGTTTGGCAAGAGGAATTGGGCGTTGAGGGTGGATGCGTGACCTTGTTCGAGGGCTATTCGCCGGCCACCTTCGGCAAGTTGGTCCTGTCTTCCAAGATCGGCAGCTTCAACGCGCAGTCCATGACCGTGGTGGACGGCGTAATGACCGCGACCGCGACCGAAGAAACCATCAAGACGCTCGCCTTCTTCCTCAGCCGTTACGGAGTATGCGCTTGCGACGGAATGACCATCTCGATCACGTCCGACGACATCCAGAATTATTTTGATCCTACCAAGCCGGAGTGTATCCGCTATGGCTACGAGAAAGAAATGTGGTTGGAACACGACCCGGCATACAATGTGATCCGCATAGGACTCGTGAGCGGGGATACCGCGACGGTTTGCAATGTTTTCCCCGTACTCGATTTGGTGACGAAGACCTGGAGCTTCGATACCCCGGCGCAGGCCCTATCGTGCATGACGAGCGTGGAAGCTGGCTCCGGGCAGTCCCCGATTGTCGCCGTGGGCGGCGGAATGGACGGGTATATTTTTCAACTGAATTACGGGACTGCCGACGTAACCGTAGCCATACGCGCCCTAATCGAAATTGTTGTCAACTACAAGGCCCTCGTGGTGAACATCCATGAGATTTTGCTTAGGATGGCCGCGCAAGTGACCGGCTCGATGATGCTGTCTGCTTACGAAAATGAACGCCTCAAGTGGACGAAGCAGCTTACGATGGTCCCGGAGCGGGCGAGCGATACCACCAGGCGGCATAGGTTTTCATGCGACCTGACGAGCGATTTAATGACGCTCGAATTGAGCCATTCCTCAACCGTCAACGGCATGAAAGTTTACGAGATTGGATTAGGAACGAAGCTATGGGAAGCAAGATAGAAAAACCGCCGGCCCCTAAGACGGTGGACGTTACAAAACCCTGGCGACGGCAATTCTTCGAGTGCAAGGAGATCGGCAAAGAGCCGCCGCTAAACACTTCCGGGTTTTGGAAAAAGCCCGTTCACGGCCTTCCTATGAAGGAGGGAAAGTAAATGCAGGTTATCGAAGAAAAGGCCGACGAGGGCAGCAGCTTTTTCCCAACCGTGGCCTTCATGGATGAATTGAACGATCCGTTCACGCCGGACACGCTTTATTGGAAACTGACCGACCTATTCGGGAACGTGATTAACGGGCGAACCCAGGTAACCGTAGCCAGCCCGGATGATACGTTGACCTTGCAGCTTTCGGGCGGCGATTTGGACGTTGTTGGAAACGACATCGCGGCGCGGATCATTACATGCTGGGGAACCTATACGTCCGTTCTGTACGGCGCCGGGAAAAGTTTTTCTTTGCAGGCACGGTTTGATATTCAACCAAGGATAGGCGGCTGATGGCTTGGCTTGGTGAAAGCATAGGCAGCGCGTGGGCGAAACGGATTGCCATAACGATCGACGCCGACAAGATCGACGCCGATCTGACTGATTTTACTGTTCCGTTGCGGCTATCGGCAGCGGCCGGATCGGGGGCCGACGACGTAACGGCAGTTTTTGACGATCTTGGCGCCAACAGTCTAAAGATAGCCGTGACGCTGGCCGACGGTGAAACTCAGTGTTATGTCGAGGTTGCTTATTGGGACAACGCGAATGAGTTGGCGGTATTGTGGGCTAAAGTCCCATCGATCGACGACACAGCCGACACTGTTTTGTACCTATACTTTGACCCCCTCAAGGCCAACAACACCGCGTATGTTGACCTCACGAATACCGGGATCGCGTGGAAAGCGTGGGATGAACACCATATCGGCGTGTGGCACCTGAACCAATCTCCCGGAGGCGCGGATTCAGTAAAGAACTCGTCGAACAATTGGTCAGTCGCCGGGCATGGTACGCCGCAGAATTCTCCGGCGCTCGTAACTGGCAAGCTGGCTAAAGGGTACGACCTGGAGCGTGGTTCCAATCAGTATATCACTTTCTCGAAGGCCGCCTCTTTTAAGGACAGATCGAGTTACGCCAGGACGCCGGCCTACCTGGCAGGCAACAACTATTTTACTCCGCGACCGTTTAGCAAAAGCAGGGGCAGCCTTTATGTGCCTGCCGTTACAGGGCCTTACTTTAGCGATGAGGCCGCTTGGCAGTTGGGCGGCGGCACCGGAGATTTTACATTAGAATTGTGGTGGATGAGCGTCAGCATTGCAATACAATCCCCTGTTTTTTCGGCGGCACTCGTTGGCCAATATGACGATGCCAATAACTATTGGCTTCTCGGATTCAGAAAGCAGACCAACAGTGACTACCGCCTTTTTTATCTTGACCAAAATTCTGGATCGGCCGTCATCGATCTAAACGTTCAGATCGGAACCTCGTACAGCGATTCTGTTTTCAATCACATCGCGCTGGTTCGCAGCGGAAACACCTTCAAGATTTTCTGGAACGGCGTTGAAAAAGGAAGTGTCAGCAATAGTTCTTCAACCTCGAATCGAAATGGAGGTTTCGTCATTAACTATAGCGGCGCCGCCAGTTCAGTGGGCGGGTATTTTAGCGAGATCAGGCTTTCCAATGTCGCCCGCTACACCAATAACTTCACGCCGCAAAGTGATGTGTTCAGCGACGACGCCAATACTCAGCTTTATGTACCGTGCGATCCGATTGGAATTAACACAGCCGGATTTCCCCTTTTAACGATAGAGGCGCTCGTTAAATATGAAGATCGTCCGGCATCTGGCCAATCATTGTTTATTTTTTACGATTCGACATACAACCAAGCCTATGCCAGAGCGGGCCTTTATTTAACTTACCAGGCGGCTAACGACACAAGGATTATGGGGGGTGTGCGCGCGACATCGATGGGCACTTTTTACAGCGTGACAGACCCATCCGATCTTTCGCCCGGAGGCTGGACGCATATCGCCCTTACTGCAAATTCGGTCACGGATCGGATAAGGGCGTATCGCAATGGTTCGCAGGTAGCAGAAAGCACCAGCGCGTTTAATGCGCTGGAAAATAATAATCCAGTGGCGGATACTCCAGCGATCGGTCGTTACACCTATAGTTTAAACCCTCAAAACTTCGACGGGGTACTGGAAGAAGTCCGTTTGTCTATTATCGATCGTTCGGCGTCTTGGGAGAAGGCACTTTACAATGCTTGTTTTGACACACTTATTAAAGATTACGCGACAATTGAGCTTGCGCCGTCAAATTTCATTTTTGACGCTATTCTACTAGGGCTCGCTACTGGCGAAGATTGGAGTTTCGGCTTAGTCCAAGCTGCTAGCGCTCATATTGGATTCTGTCCAATAAGCGCAACGAAACCGACTCTTGAAGTTGAGGCCACTACCAAGCCTAAAGCGGTTTGGTCCGGGGCCAGACCCAGGTTGTCGATCGTTGACGCTAAAAAGCCGATTGGAGTTTGGTCGGCCACCAAACCGGAGCTTGTCTGATGGCCACTTCAGGATTCATCTACGAAAAGGCCCTCCCGAAGCTGTTCAATGGTAGCTTCGACCTGGATAGCCATTCGTGGAAGGCGGCTCTATTAACTGCCTCTCACGTCCCGGATGAGGCAGCCGACGAGTTTTGGAGCGACATTAGTGGCGATGAGGTTAGCGGAACCAACTACACGGCCGGCGGGGTTACCCTGAGCGGCGTGTCTATTTCGGTTTCCAGCGGGGTCTTGGTGTGGGACGCCAACGATGCGCTTTGGAACACCCCCAACTACACGTTTCGTTTTGTGGCCATTTACAACAACACCCTGGCCAATAAGGATTTGCTGATTCTTTTGGACTATGGAGCAACGGCCAATCCTGGAGGCAACACTTTTTATGTCCGATTCGACAACCCGGATGGAATTCTAAAAGCCACCAAGGTCTGATGGGAAAGCCACAAAATACGATCGGAGACAGGGATTACGGCAAGCGGCTTTATGTCGGCAAAAAGCCCTACTTCCACAAAATGCACACGGTCACGGATGCGATGATGGACCGGCGTACACGGCCCAAGCACTCCGAGAGCAAAAAGCCCTACATGGAAGACAGCTACCCGGACATGGAGTATTCATTTGACCCGTGGGATCCCCGCTTTCCCCGGACCCCTCCGGGAACCCCGCCGGAATTCCCAACCAATCCGGGCGATCCGCCTATTCTGCCTGGGACCGACGACCCCAAAAAAAACCATCCCGACTTTTTAGGATGCGAGTTTTTCCCTGGCTTCATTTCTCCAATTCGTCTTACGCCGGGCGAGCTTGGCTATGCAAAGCTGGTAATCGGGCTGGGGGAAGCCAGCATTAAAGAAATTTATGTCGAAGGCCCCGCTAGCCTTTTTCAGTCGAACTCGCCGGGCAATATCGCAGCGGCCAAGAGGTCAAATAGCTGGACCTGGACGGTCATTGTAAAAGCATGGGATTCCGCGCAAATAGCGGCTCACCCCACATACAGGAATATGGAGGGTGATATTCCCATCTTGATTACGGTAAAGACGGGCAGCTACGGCATGGCCAATGAGCCCGGAAAGCCCTACACGCAGGGCGTTTGCACGGCGCTTGGGTTCGTGCAGCAATGCGTCGATCCGCCGGAACTCGTATGGGACGATACCGGCAGCGCAACCACTATCGGGCAAAACGATTCGGTTGCAATCGCCGCGACCGGTGGGCAGGGTCCATATAAATGGATAGTGAGTGGCTCCGGCTTCTCGTTGGCGGCGACCGTCACGCAAACCGCGTCTAATACGCTCAGTTCCAATGCAAGCGCTTGCGGATCGGCGACAATAACGGTCAAGGACGATTGCGGGCAAGATGCTCAAGGATTCGTCCTCGTTGATACGGTGGGGGTTTGGGCATCGTTGGGCAATAACATTTGCCCGATTTGCGGTGCCAGGGATGGCGTTGATTATGGACTTAGCGCATGGGGGCGGCACTATCGCTATGATGGCAAGTGGATGTGCGAATCGATTATCGAAAAAAGTGACAATGCTTCTTATCCAACATGCGAGCCGTGTACCGGATTTTGTGGAGCCGACGCATGCGATGGGCTGGCACCATGTAGCCCATGTATTGATGGTCCGGTCACCCTTGAGGGTGGATACTATGAAGGATCGGTCCCGTGTATTACTGAATTGGACTATCCTTATTGGGCCGTTTGCGTTTGCACCGGCCGTACTACTGGATATGAATGGCGGTGCTCTTGATGATTGAAAAGGACGTTTTTGATAGGGTTTTTGCTGCATTTCGACCCGGTATTTTACAGGACGCGGCTCATGTAATGCGAATCGCTCAAGCAAACGGCTGGACGGTCGATGAGTACGTTGAGCGGATCAATCAGACGGTTCTGGAAAACAAATGGCAGCAAATCGAAGCGGGCAAGCGGCTTTTAGAGAGTCGGCAATACCTGAAGATGCACGGCCGACGTTGCGCCGATTGTGGTTTGATTATGAATTTACTTCCAGTAAACCACAGCCCCAGGGCTCAAGTGGGCGGGCCATACCAATGCGTTTGGCAATGCGCCGACCTGATAGGGTGCGGAAACGAGATTTATTCCGAGCGGCCCTTGCTGGATGAGGCCAGAGATTACAACCTTGAAGAATTTTTCGATACCGCCGCAAAACAAGCCAGGGCCAGGAAGGCGGCTATTCGACGGTCACAATTAAACCTGCCGGCAGCGAACAGGCCATAGGAGGGCTCCAGACATGGCATGGGGATACAATCAGAGCAACGGGCTTTTTACCGGCTACAACGCCAGGACGTATTCGGAAGACGCCGAGGACGCGAGGGATGCCAAGCGTGGTTCCGGGCCACTTATGACGAATAATGATTGGACATGGGCCTATGGCTCGCCGACCGATCAAAAGCGCCAGGCTCAAAACAAATCGGGTGCATCGAGAGGCGGCTCGTCTCGTGGCGGCGGCGGTGGATCATCCAGCCGTTCAACTGTTCAGCGCTTGCGTTTCATGGGGGACGCCCCGGAATTGCCGGACCTGCCCAAACTCGAAATGCCCAAGGTGGACAAGCGAGCAGTACGGGCGCTGACACAGAAAATCGCGGCCCCTTCCATCCGAAAGCTGCAAGAAGGGGTACAGCAGGCCATGAACGTTCACACCGACAATCCGAACGTTCGCCGCATGACGCTTCGGGAAGCGCTACAGGGATACGGCTCCGGGCTCGAAACCACGATGGCCGGGGCCGGTTCCCAGGCCCGCCAAGAGCACCAACAGGAATTAAACTTGTTGGCCAATGAGGCGCGCGCGAACTGGCAAACATCGACCGAGGCGTTGATGGCCGAATATCAGAACGCCTATAACAAGTACATGCAGAGCGCCGAAAAGATCACCGAAACCAATGAGGGGGCGGGCGGCGCTGATGTTCCGATGGTCGTTCGCCGCAATATTTGGGGAACCCCGGAGATTGGGCCGGCGTTTCAGGCCGGGTACAACATGAAACTAGGACGCGATCCGTTGTATGGCTATTAGGAGAACCGCCATGAGGCTACGAGACAATTTCGAAATTGGCGCAGAGGAATTGCCGGGGGAAGTGGACCTTTCCGCCAGCCAAGCCCAGCCGAAACAGTATTTTTTCGACGACGGCGGGAGTGCGACCGTTGGACAGCCTATGCCGGGATCAGGGCGTCCGGCCGATCAGGTCGAGTTGCAATCAACCGACATTGCCCCCTACATGCGTGATCCTGGATTGGCCAAGGCGCAGGCCGACGTTACCAAGGCCCGTTATGGCGGGAGTTCAATTCAGGACTCAGCGGCGGCCGAGGCGGCGGCACAGAAAGGCCAGCCGGGCCAAGCGGAGATTCCGGGCCAGCCGGGCCAGCCACAATACGATCGAAGGCGTTTTGAAAGCGTTGTTTTTCAGAACATGGGTGGAAACCCTTTTGAAATTGACGTGGTGCTCGAAGTCGATAAACTGACGGCCGAGAGCCTTCCGCAATTATTCAATCAGGTTTTTAAAGGTCAAGCCATTTGGGAGGACCGGGGGCGTCTCAGCAAGAAACAACAGGCTTTCTGGCAAGATGAGTTGAAGCGCTACCGGGCGCATGTGAAGGACCGGGTTACGAGCGATCGGAAAACAAAAATAGATTACTACAACTTCATGATGAAAAATTTTGATAACGAGTCGAAGGAACACGAGGCCCGTATCAAAAGGCAGCAGGCGCAATCCAAGGGAACTACGGCCGACGCAAAGGACATGCGTAAACGTATGGACGACCTTCAAAAGACCAAGCGGGACATCCTAAAGCGCCAAGGCGAAATTATGCAGAAGGCGACCCAGGCCGGAGCATCCGAAGTGCCGGAGGAATTTGAGGCCGAATTCCTGGAACTTGCCGAGCAGCTTAAATTTATCAATCAGGAAGCCCATAACATCCTGATGAAAACCGATCAAAATTATCGGCTCAAGAAGACCCTTCCGAACGAAACGGTTGCCTCTCATTCCAATGCGCCGAAAGCGGCTGATTTGGTTGCGCCGAAGCCAGCAGATCAGCCGAAAGTCGTTACCGGGAAGCTACCGTCCCAGCCGCCGGAGTCGAGCAAGGCCGATACCCCATCGAGCCGTATTCCGAAAGTTGAGCCCAAAAAGCCGAAAGAAACGGTCGAGGGCCAGGAGTTCAAATACAAGCCCCATCCCAAAGGCAAGCCGGTTGCCGTCAGACGCGATGAGCGCACCGGGAGGCTTGTGGGAAAAATGGAGGACGGATCCTTCGTGTGGCTGGACGAGTTGAAGGGGTAAGCCAATGATCGATGAAGAACGCCAAGAGCCCGAAGTCCCCTACGAGGGCAATCAGTTTGACGAGCGCGGCTTTCAGGATTGGTATGGCCGATGGGCTGGAACGATCGGGTTGGACCAAAACCCGGATGCCCCTGAGCATCATTACGATTATCGCGCCGCTTATCAGGCCAATATATCCCCTGAATGGGATGAAATGTCGGCGTCCTACCATTGGCCGAGCCAGTTTAAGAAAGAAACCCATCCAAATCGCTATATCGACAACGTGGATACAATCACGGGCGAGAACATGGCGGCGGTTTGGGACCGAAACGACCCGGAACTTAAAACCCGTGGAACCTTTGTCGGTGGGCTTGGTGCGCTTCTTCGCCAGGGTCCGAGCATGCTCACCGACGCTTTGCCCGAAACCGTGGGTCGGTCGATCCGATCCGGGCGCAAGACCCTGGAAACCGGATGGCTGGACAACTGGATCGAGGAAAACCGGCTGGAGGGGAAAAAAGCCAAGGTTCTCAGCGAGGAAGACCGTAAAAAGACATGGTTCACGATGCCCTTTACCGGGCAAAAGGTGACCTATGGCGATGCCGAGGACGCGCCTCAGAACATCGCCTATTCGATTGCAAATATGTTTTCGACCGGGGCCGGCGCGGCGGCCGGCATGACGGCCGGGCTTGTTTTGGCTCCGACGACCGGCGGCGCCACCCTTCCCCTTGTCGGTGCGACGGCAGGCGGCTTGATTGGAGGTACGGCGACATCCGTTGGTGCTTCCAAGGATCAATTCATCGATATTTTCTACGAGGCGTTCAAGAAAGACTTTCCCGACATCAACCCCAAAAACGAAAAGCTTTGGACCGAAATTTACAAAGAGCTTGAACAGGATGCCAACCTGTACGGCCTTTGGGAAGCCTTCCCGGAAACCGTGGGAAACCTTCTTACGATGGGCATTGCGGGCGCTGGCAAATTCGGTACGACCCAAATGGCTAAGCTGGGGGTCAAATCGACTCTTGCCCAAATCAGTGAGCGGATCGCGGCGGCGGCCGGAAAGAATTTGGCTTTCAAGCTGGGGGTTCCGGTTGCGAAAGCCGGAGCCATGCTGACCGAGGAAATGCTCACGGAGGCGTGGACGGCCACCAAGCAATCAGCGATCGAAGCCAAGTACGGACTACGTCCGGGCGCCCTCAGTTTCACGGATGCCTTGGTCGAGGTTGCCCCTCAGACTCTTATCAACACGGCGGCTATGGGTTTGCTCGCCAGCGCCGGAACGTCGGCGGCCAGCAAGCTTACCGCCAAAGGCAAAGAGCAAAAGGCCAGGGAGGCTATTCAGCCGGTAATCGATCGGTGGATGAATGAGATTGAATCCAATTTCACATCGGGCAATATCAACACCGACGACCTGAACGAAATGATTGCGCAAATGGCCCAGGGGAACCCCGTGCGCGATCGTCTTCAAAAAATGGTCGATGATTACGACGCGGCTAACCCTCCGACGCCTGAAATTTGGGACAGCGCCATTACCGTCCGACAGGCCAGCGAGGCACCCGGAACGGAGCCGGCGGCGCCCGTGCGGGCAGCAACCGACGAGGACATTGTAGCTCTAAAGACCTACTTGGGGCCGCATGTCCCGGACGCCGAGCAAGCCGAAGCGGCCGACATGACCCCTGAAATCGAGTCGATCCAGCGGGTAGCGGCAGCGATCGGCGTAAAGACGGCCTTTTTCAAAGCGCCTAAAGACACCAAGCTTAACGGGTTCAACGGCGCCTATGACCCGCAGACCGGAACGATTTTTGTCAACCAAAAAACCTCTAAGCCGTATTTGACGATCCTTGGCCATGAAACCTTTCACCGCATGCACACCGAGTATCCCGATCTTTGGGAGAAGATGAGCGCGGCCACCGATGGGCTTGCAACCAAGTTTGAAGCGTTCCTTGCCGATGAAAACGCCGGGCGCCAGAAAGCCGGTCTTCAACCCTTGGCGGCCGATGATCCGCGAGTACGTTACGAATACATGGCCGATTTCGCCGGCCAGCAATTCACCAACCCGGAATTTTGGAAAAAGCTTAACGAAAAAGACCCGACCATCGCGCAGCAAATAGCGAAAATCGTAACCGAACTTATTGAAAAAATCAGGAAAAGCTTGCGCGGTCAGAAAATCGCAAATGCCAGCTATTACCGGGACATCAATGCCGTTCAGGACGCATTGGCTGAAACTTTCAATGAATTCATCCGGCGCGAAAAGAAGCCCAAGTCCAAAACCATTGGTGAAATCCTGGACGAAGGCATACCGGAGGACATGGGGCCGAGCGACTACGATCAAAAAATTGCGCCCAAAGAGCCCCCGCCGCAGCAAAAAGTTCCCCGTGAAACAACGTTTAATATGGACGAGGACACGGAGGCCCATTTTAAGGCATGGCTGGATCGTGTCGTGCCACCGGAGCAACAGGCCGACGTTGAAAAAGCTATGCGCCGGGTTTTGGCCGATAACCCTGAAATGCTCGATCAAGGAAAGTCGTGGCCCGAAATCCGCAAAATGTCAGAGGCAGAGGACCGTAGAGAGCCTTCAGCCGAAGACTTCGACAAGAGCAAGCCAGTAGAGGCCACCGAGGGGGAAGCGCCCGCCAAAGAGCCCCAGGAGAAGCCAAGGGAGGAAGAAAAGCCGGTCATCGAGCCCGAAAAGCCCAGCGAAGAACTCAAAAAACCGCCTCAGACCAAAAAAGAGAAGGCCAAGGCCCGGCTTGATGCCTATTTCAACGAATTGACCGATGATGAGAAAAAAGCGGTCGAGTTCTACTATAAGAGCAAGACGGCCGAGGAAAGCCCATCCAAGGCGTTGTATCAATTAGAAAAGCTTGTTGCCAAGTACCGCAAGGAAACGACGGCCCCAAAGAAGCCTACTGAAACAGGGCCAAAAGGTAGGACGGAGAAGCCTGAAACACAGCCAGAGGGATTGAGCACGGAGCAGAGGGTTTTTATCCGGCAGCGCGTGGACAAGCTTGGGAGCATGGAAAACGTCCTGAATGCCTACCCCGATGAGGATTCCCTCGTTGATTCCTTCGCCCGCGAAACCGCAGCACAGGTTTACGGCAACCATCCCTCGAATCCCTATCACCTGAACGAGCATGGCGTTTACACCAAGCCGGAAACCGTGGGGATTGAAGACACCCGCAAGGCGCCGAAGTGGAAATTCAAGGTCTACTTGGCCCAATCGGCTGACAATAAATGGGTTTATGGGGTCGAGTACGGAAGGCTCTATGGTTCGCATGAAGGCGGCGGCAGCTATCCGAGCGTCCGTGATCGGCATTTCGACACCAGGGAGCAAGCGCTAAAGGCCGGGCTGACTCAGCTTTTGGAATATGCTCAAAAAAGCCTGGAGCACGGCGACAGCTTCGTTGAAGCAGACGCCCATCAAGCGGCCATGCGCCCGGCGATCGCCCGTCTTGAAGCCATGATTTCCGGCTTAGAGGGCAAGGCCCAGGAGCCAAAGCAGGGAGCGCGCTACTACGACGAGCGGGCGGATAAAATCGTCCATGTGGCCAAAGGCCCGCAGGGAAACTTTAGCTTTTTCAGGAGCCACAAGCCCGACAAAAAGCCCGGCACCCGGATGCGCGGCATCGATCGATGGTTTGACACTAGGGAGGAAGCCGAAGCGGCCCTTGCCGAGTACGCCAAGGAACGCGGGTGGAAAGAGGTGGACCCGGAGACGGCCGAACGGTTGCGCAAAGGGTTACCGAAACCCAAGCCGCCGATTGAGATTCCAGAAAGTCTTCAGGATTTGGCTGTCAAGGCGCTTTTCTACAGCAACGGGATTCAGTTTACCGACGCCCTCACCGACGAAGAAAAAAAGCGGATCAACTCAACTGAGCATCCAGAGGGCGGCGGCTGGGGTACGGCGTCATTCTGGCATGATGCTATGAACTCAACCTTTTTGGCAGATCAAAGAGCCAGGCGCCAAGAGGCCAAAGATGCGTTCATCGAAAAAGGGCGCCAGGAAAGGCTTGCTGAAATCGAGGTTTCTGTCCCGGCGGTGGATTCTCAGGGCAACCATTACCATGTCAAGGAAAAGGCCGACGTTGCCTTAGCCGAGAACGAAAAACAGCTTGATTTTGCCCGGAGGTTATTGGAGTGCCTAAATTCCTAGAAAAAGTCGATCAGGGCGAAATCGATTCCGGCCGGATTAAGGTTGTTCGGCTGGCCGATGAGAAGCCGCCGGAGCCCCCCAAGCCGGAGGACATTCTAAGGGCCATTTCCGAGTCGATTTCAAAGCTGGGTGAATTGCAAGCGTCAACCTTGAAAGTGATCGAGACGGCCAATCGGCCGGACCCGGATGCCGGCCGGTCGATGGCGGCGGTCATGGCGCGTGTGGTCGAATTGAACGACCTCATTCGAAAGGGATTGGAGTCGATCGCTCGTCAAATGGCCGGAGCCCCGGCGCCGACGGTCAACGTGGCCGCCCCGGTCGTGCATGTTGAGCGGGCCAATTGGGACGCTCTAGAGCTCACCATCCACCGAGACGGGTACGGGCGCATGAATAAGGTCACGGTGAAGCGAGAGGATAAGTAATGGCCAAGATCCGCGACTTCGCAGTTACAGAGTACGGCACGGCGACCACGGCTTCGCTCGTCTGCAACATGCCGGTCCATCAGGCGAACGACCTGCTGCTGTATTTCGCCAGCAAGGACGGCACCCCGGTCGTGAACGACCCCGCCGCCGGGTGGACGAGCCTGCAGGACGGCGTTTCGGCCGGCGCGGCGTATCGGTGCGGGTGGAAAGTGGCCGCGAGCGCGGCAGAGGCTTTGACGCTGACCACCCCCACCACCGAAAACTGGAATGTCGTGGTGGTCTCCATCGAAGGCGCGCCGACATCTACACCGATTGCCGCGAGCGCCGAGAGCGCAGGCGACGACACGGCCATGCCCTTTGACGGCCCATCGAGCAATACCGGGGCCGAAACCAATTGCCTGATCCTGCATGCCTGGTTCACCGACTCCGGCCTTAGCCCCACCGCTTATCCACCATTGGTCAATCTGCACGCCGGCGACAACGGGGCCAACAGCACAGCGGTTGCCTATACGTTCCAGAAAGCAGCCGGCGCCGTTGCGGCGGCCTCGTGGTTCGGCCGGGGCAACGATGACGGCCGGGGCGTGGTGGTCGCGGTCAAGGACGGTTCGAGCGGGGCGAGCGTGCCGCGCTATTCCGACCCGGCCGTCAGCGCCGCCACCCATCTGCGCCCGCTGGTAGGGCTCGGCACCATGTTCGGCGATTCATGGCCGACCTCCGTGCAGTTGACGGCCATCGGCGCCGATTTCACGGACGCTTATACGGATGTCGGTCCCGGGGTGTTCACCAGCATCCTGACCGCCCTCAACAACCCCACGGCGGCCGATGTGACGTTTCCGACGGCCGGAACCGATTTCGTCTATTTCGGGTTCGACTCACCCTGGCAGATCCTGATGCTGAACGTATCGACCGCGGGAGTCACCGGCACGATCGCCTGGGAGTACTACACGGGGGCCGTATGGTCCTCAACGGGGATGCCGACCAACAACCTGGCCGCGACCGGCTGGCAGCGGCTCGACTTCGGCGCGGCCATCAAAGCGGCGATGGCCCAGGTTTCCGTGAACAGCGTGACCAAGTATTGGGTGCGGGCCAACATCGGCACGGCCTACACCACGGCGGTCATCGTGTCGCAGGGCCGGGCGAACGGGCACCCGGCGGCCTACATCGTGGCGTCGGCCGCCGGCGATGGAGGGACCAACCCCTATACGGATGCCTGTCAGAATGCCGGCGCGTCCTCGACCACCACTTTGAATGGGCCGGAAATTCTGTTCGGCGCCGCGCTCGACATGGACACCGGCATCATTCTCGGCACGATCCGGCCGGTACTGGCGCGGGACTTCGCGGTGGACATCGGGCTGCCGGTCAACTACGCGGGCGGGGTCCAGGTCACGCTCATGGACACGAACCTCAACTATGCATCGTACAAAATCGGCGCGCGCGGATGCAAAAACCTGGATCTCGACGGCAGATCGGTGTGGGCGATCGACTGGAACGGATCGGCGGCGCCATGGGCGACGAGAGGCAGCGTCAACAAAAGCGCGGTCACGCGGGCGTATCTGTCCACCCTCGGCCAGTTCGGGGCCGCGGCCGTGCAGTGGTCCATGCTGAACTTGGTCACGCGGATCGGCGTGGCCGGCGGGACTGCCGCGCTGCCTCTCAATCTGGACGACATCGCCTATGTGGCCAACAACTGCGTCGGCCTGTTTCCGCACATCCAACAATCGGGCGCGGCGGTGCTGATTTGGGCGCCGCTACAATTCGGCGGCGGGGACCCGGTGGCGATCAGTTGCGACCTGAACACCTTCCAGTTCCCGACCCGGTATGACGGACAGAACAATTTCGGCTGGAACGCGGCCGAGGACGTGGCCGGCGTCAAGTTCTACCCGAAAAGCGGCGACTCCATCAAAATAACCAACTCCGTTTTCACCAGCCCCAGCCGCTACCGCTGGGAGTGGGACGCCTCGACGGCCGCCAACGCAACCATCGACTTCACCGGCTGCACGGTCATCAACGCCAACGTCACCCTGCGCGACCTGAACACCGCATTCGCCAACATGGCCTTTATCAACTGCCCGGTGTTCACGCAGAACGGGGCCGAGATAGAGGATTGCAGCTTCACCAATACCAAGATCGCGGCATCGTCGCCCGCGAACGCCGCCAAGATCAAGAGATGTGCTTTTACGAAGACCACCGGAACGCAACATGCCATCGAGATTTCCGGCAGCGCGGCGGATTTCAGCCTGGAGGGCTGCCAGTTCAGCGGCTACGCGGCGAGCGACGGCAGCACCGGCAACGAGGCGATCTACGTCAACATCGGATCGGGGACCATGCAAATCAGCATAACCGGAGGCGGATCGACCCCCAGCATCCGCACGGCCGGCGCCACCGTGACCGTGGTAAACGCCCGTAACCTCACCATCACTCCGATCGTCACGGGCAGCGACATTGTAATTTATGAGGCGGGAACCACCACGGTTATCGAGTCCTCGCAGGATCTCGCCGGCACGTCCTACGTCTACGACTACCCGGCGAGCGAGGCGGGCAATTCGATCGACATAGGTATTTTCAAGGCGGGCTATGTGCCGTTTTACATTCGCGCCTACACCAAGAGCAACGCGGACGCGAGCGTACCGATTTCACAGGTAGTGGACCGATTCTATCTTGCTTAGGAGGATTTTTTAAATGGCCAAGATCGTAGACCCCGATGATCTCAATGTTGGCACCGAGCTGACCATGGATACAAGCGCAAAGACGTTCACGCTGAACGTGGCCGGAAACCTGGTCGCCAAAGACGGCGTGACCGGGAATGCCCTTTGGGCCAAATTCATTGACCTTTGGTCCAGCGGCACGACGTATCAGCCGTTTGACTTTCCGATGAACGTCCTCGACGCCCGGTCCGGTCAGTACGTTTTCGGCCAGGATCCTGGCGGAAAATATACCGGGTGGAAACCGAGCAATGACGCGACCCGGCAGATGATCCGCGATGCCGGCTGGAGTGAATACAGTGTGGCCGGGGTGCTGAACCGCCAGTACGTCGGCATGGTCGCGCTCGCCTCCGGGTTCCCGACCGGGGCGCAGTTCTACTACCAGCGCACCAGCACGGGGGCCAAAGCGAACTTTACCTTCACCGACGCGCCGAACGAGGCGATCCAGGTCTACGGGGATGCGAGCAACGGTAATTTCGACGAGCGCGCTTTTTTCAAACTTTTCTGCCGCGAATATCAATACCTCTACGACGATGCGATCCTGGGGGATGTCGGCGAAACCGCGACCGGGGCCTACAAGGTCGCGCTGCCGATCGCGGTGGGCGCGGACCTCAACATCGAGGATACCGACATCAACGTGGCGGCCAACGCGCCGTTCACAGAAATCGACGTCAAATACTTCGGGCAGGCGTTCACCCGCGATGTCGATTCGTCCACGAGCCGCAGCTTCGGCATCGTGATCGATGTCGGTACCAACTCCGGCGTGGACGGTTCAGCCCCCGGCGGGGCCTCGGTGCTGACCAGCGCCGGCAGCGCCATGGCCGTCAACGAGTTCGCGGGCGGCGTGCTCACCATCTATGAGGGCAGCGATAAAAATGTCACCTTTCCGATCGTGAGCAACACGGCGACCACGATTACCGTCACCGGCACGATCGCCAGCGGGTCGAACCTGTCCTTCACGGCGCAACGGGCAACGCCTGTGTCGGCGACCCTCGCCGAGATTTACACCAAGATTCAGTACCTGCTGCGGCAGAACTCCAACATCAACGCGGTGTCCGGGAGCGTGACCGGGGCCACGGCCGGGCTGTTGCTCAACTTCGTCGGCGATTCGCTCAAGTGCGGGTTCTACACGCCGACCAACCCCAACGGCGGCGGGACCGGCGTGCTGGTGCAGGGGATCCGGGCGGCCGATCTTAACAGCATCGTTTTTTGGGACAACACGGGAACCTCGCGCGAGTACCCCTACGCTTCAGCGGGCAACCTCAATTTCAGCGCCAACCTGGTGGGCGGTTATTACCGGGCGTTTTTCACGACCCTTCCCGGCGCCGGCAACGATTATGGCGAGTCCGGGGCCGTGACGGTGGACGACAAGGACGCCGTGGACATCGCCGGGACGATCAGCGCCGCACAGATCGCGTTTACCTTCGACTATTCGAATAACAACCAGGGCGGCCGGACCCCCGGCACCGACGCGGAGGTCACGGTCGTGGCCGGCAACCCCGGCAGCGCGAAGCCGGTCGTGGCCACCGGGACGATCACGCAAAGCAAGGCCATTTCCATTACCTTGACGGCTGAAACGGATCGCGCTTACTTGGTATAGGGGGGGGGCTCGTGGCCTACACCTTTGATGGCCCAAACAAGAGGATCAACCTCAGTTTGGGAACAACCGATATGAGCGTCCGGGACGTATGGAGCCGGTGGGCGGATTGGGTTGCGTTGTCCGACAACTCGAAATACCTGCCGGCCTTCTCAAACCTTGGGGGCGACGACATCGACCCTGGCGCTGGCACCAAAATCCCGATTTATGCGTTCATGCTCAACGGATGGCGCATAAAGCCGCAGGAAGCGCACCATACCCTTAATATCACTGACGGTATCTTGTTGGTGGACGGCGCCGGCGATCCGTTTGTCAACACGACGGGAAGCTACATTGTGCGGATCAACTACCAGCAGCCCGTTCAGGCCATTTCCTTCTCCACGGATGGCGGCGGGGCGGCGCCCGTTGGACCGACTTCCTACGCTCCGACCAGCGCGACCAGGGTTTCGGGAGACAATGATGGGGGCGACGTTAGCGACCTCGCGGCCCTCGACGATGTTCGCATGTCAACCGGGGAACTTTCCATATCTCCGGGCATTGAGGTCGTGGTAACGGTCGATTCCAGCGACACGGATGAAGCGCCCTCTCTTTGCCGGATTACAGGCGTCTATATCGGTGGGTCCGGTCACACGATTTCCATTCAGGCATACAACTATGTAACCGATTCGTGGGCGACTCGCGGAACCATGCTCACGCGGCTCACCCCGTTTGACTACGTTATTCCGCTTGGCTCCGAGTACCATGACCCATCGACAGGAGAAATGCAGCTTCGTTTTCTTCATAGCGTCGGCACTTATATTGCCACCCACGTCTTGCATCTTGATTGGGTCAGCTTTGAAAAAATCAGCACCGACGACCAAATTTCCGCCGACGTGGCGGCGATCCGGGCGAAAACGGATCAACTCAATTTCGAGTTCGCCAATGTGCTCGCAGCCATGAACGACACAGAAAAGGCGGAAGTGGCCAATACGGTTTGGTCGAATGTCCTGATTGGCGGCACCATCACGGCATCACAGTTAATGCAGGTCATCACGGCGGCCCTTGCCGGCAAGCTGTCCGGGGCCGGCACGTCGCTTGTGAAAATCAGGGATTTGGAGGACACTAAAGACATCATCACGGCGGCCGTTGACTCCAGCGGCAACCGGCTAACGGTAACACTCGACCTGTAATGTTTCCGAGAAGTTATTTTGCTGGCAACTACTTTGCCCCCGTCTATTTTCCGCCGGTTATCGCCATTGGCCCGGAGCCGAAGCGCGATGCCCAGGGCTTTGGGCAAGCCCCTTATGACTACCTGGAAATTGACGACCAAGAACTTATGGAACTCATTCCCATCATCATGATTGCCTTGGAGGAAGCCTAATGGGCGGCTTAAAATTTTGCTTAGACAAAATCGGCCTTGGTGAACACGAGGCGGCGATCATCAACGGAAAGGTGGACGACCGCAAGAACGAGGGCTACGAAGCCCACGAGGCGGCAACCGGGGCGGTTAAAGACTACATAGACCAGCTTGAATCAGAGCGCAGGGACATCGAAAACCAAATCAAGAGCATCTTTGGCTTCGAGTTCGACGACATCGAGCGCAAGAAGTATGAGGCCAAGCCGGCGCCGACGCCCTTGGTCGATTGGTCGTCGGCGCGTCCCGGCACCGTGGTTGGGAATGAAACCACGGGATACAACCAAATAATTGCCAGGGGTGTGGGCAACAAAGCCTATGCTCAAAAACTGGCCGATAATGTCGGCGGCGAGGTAATCCTCGACGGCCCGGACAAGTGGGCGGTTTGGCGCCCGGTTGAAAGTCCATCGGCCGCGCGGCCGTTCATTCTGCCGCCGAAAGCGCAAGTGGGCGGTAATGCTGAAAAGACGGTTGCGCGGTTGCTTTATCAACTTGGAATTCCATTCGAAATCCTGGAAGGATCCGATTACTACCTCGTTGTAAAGCATGACCCATACCTTGACTTGGTTATCGAGCGACATGCGCACCCATCCGGGCATGATGCCATTTACTTCACCCACTACATCCACGACAAGGAGGGCTCCGGCGATACTTGGATGGATTCCGAAATGGTCTATGCCGTTGGGGTCCAAGGGCATTTATCCTTGCTCGAAACGGCTGTTCCGAATCCATTGTCCGGAGGGGAACATCGGGGGCGCGATAGGCGTTATGCGCTCATGTTTGCCAAAAACCTCATTGCCCAGGGCTTTGGAACCCGTTGGGATTCAATGCTCAAGGGCCATGAAAAGACCGAAATCAAGCCCGAACCGATGCCGTTGACGGAAAACCAAAAGCTTACCATTGAGCGGCTTGGCCCGGTAGGAGCCAAGGTCCAATTTACATATGGATTCAACCGGGAAGTCATGACCATTTCGGACATCGAGCCTGAGAATGGCAGGGTTGCGGTCGTGGGCGGCGGAAACATTTATCGGGATTCCAGCGAGTTTAAGCGGGCCGAGGAAGGGCAAATCAGCCCGTTCAAAGTCGGCGACATCGTGCGCCCGAAGGAGGGCAGCGGGCTTTCTCCGGGCATTGGCGGTCGAGTCACTTTCATCCGGCGGGACACCGAGGGCAAGGAGTGGATCAAAACCGAGAATACCGGCGCCATGACTTTCAGGCCGGATGATTTCGAGCGGGTTGAGGAACCGACGGCGCCAGCAACGGCAAAGCCCGAAAAGCCGGCCGAGCGCAACGAGCGGCTTGAAAATAAAATTTTGGAAGGGCTACGGAAAGAAGGTGGCAACGTAGCCGACTTGGTTATGAGGGAACGAATTCTTGCCGGAGAAGTCCCCGCCGAGGTTGAAAGTTCACTCCAACGCCTTATCGACACAAATCAAATCGTGGCTTTAACGACAAAAAGCCTGGAACACCCGAACAACCCTCCGACTACTGTTTACTTTCTTTCAAAGCCCCTGGAGCCCGGCGACATCACCGCAAAATACAAGGAGTTCGAGGATCAGGCTTTGCGGAAAATCAGAAACGCCGGATACCGGATCGCCGAGGACAACCTTATCATCGACGGCGCCACCAAGCCCCAGCAGGCCCAGGTAATCCAAAGCCTTATTGAAAAGGGCCAACTTCGACGTACTACCAACCAAAACGGCGATTCGATTCTAGAGCTCACCGAGGAAGAAACCGGCGGGAGCCCCAGGGCGCGGAGCGCTACCCAGCAGCTTGGTTATTGGGTTTTGTCCAAGATCGAAAAGAAAGAGGCGTTTGATTGGCGTGAACTTTTTGGAGCGGCCGACAAGTATTTCGGCGGCACCCAGGCCGAGGGGAAATACACCCCCAAGGATGCTTATGACGCAATGGAACTTGGCGTGAATTTCGCCATTCAGCGCAGCCTTACCATCGACATGGACGCCAGCCCGGAAGCGGCCAGGCGCACCATCAATGACTTGAAAACTGTGATCGAGCGGCTTCCGACACAGACCAAGCGCACTCAGGAGCAACAGGAATTCCAGCAATTTTCAACCCCGCCGCCGCTTGCCTACGTCGTGGGCTGGACTTTAAAGATGGACCCGGAGGACGTTTTCCTCGAACCTTCAGCGGGTATCGGCGGGATTCTCGTTTTTGCGATCAACGCCGACGTGAAGGAGGTTTATGCAAACGAGTTGAGTAAGCGCCGGGCGGCCATTCTCCAAAGCTTGAAAATCGATCGCATTTTCACCGAGGACGGGGAACAGATCAACAACGTTTTGCCCCACAACATCCGGCCTACCATCATCGGGATGAATCCACCCTTTTCCTCGACCGGGGGGCGCACCGCTACCAATAGAACGAAGTACGGCGCCCGGCATATTGAGCAGGCCCTTGCCCGTCTTCAGCCAAACGGCCGGCTGGTTGCAATTGTTGGGCGTGGCATGGCCGACAACGCGCCAGCGTTCAAGGCGTGGTGGAAAACGATCAAAGCACGGTACAATGTCCGGGCGAACATTTCCATATCGGGCCAGGAGTATGCCAAGTATGGGACCACGTTCGACAATCAAATCATCGTCATTGACAAAAACGGCCGGACAAAGTATAATCCCCTCACAGGTCATGCAGAGAAAATTGAAGAATTGATCCCTCTACTTGAGGGGGTGCGAAATGACCGACCCTCGTTATCTACCGGCGATCAAGGAACTCAACCAACTTCCGATCAGCCAGCAATCCCTCCGTCACCTGGAACGCCTGAAAGCGCCGATCGACCACCAGCAGCTTTACCCGGTCCAACTGATACTTTGGGCTCAGGAGAAGGGGCGGCTGGAACTGGAGCCGGAGCTAGCGGATTACCTGCCGGGCCTACCGGATCAAGACCCGGAGGGCGTGGCGGAACTGTTACGCCTGGAATTCCACAACCTGCCGACAGCCAGCCCGACATCGACGGCCCAGGCGTTAGCGGAGGAACTCCGCGACCGGATGAAGGGGATCGAGCCGGAGGACGAGGAAGCGTAGACGGCGACATCAACGACCTCTTGGACTTCTCAGAGCAAGAGGCCGAGAAAAAAGCCGCCGAAGAAAAACTGGCCCCCGCGCCGGAGCCCGCCGCCACACCATCCACAACTTCGGAAACCCTTATAACCGGAACCGGCTTGCGAGTTGGCGACCGTGTGCAATTTGAGGACTATCCCGGAGCCGGTCCTACGCCTGAAAATGAGGGAGTCGTAACCGCAGTAGGGGCGAAATACGTTGTTGTCAAAACTTCGGAAAGCACTACCTACCATAAAGACGTAAGGGGTCAATTCAAGTTGCTGGAGCGGGGTGCGCCGACCGCGCCGACCGCACCGACCGCACCGACGAAGCCGCCGAAAGAGAAAAAGCCCAGGGCGCCCAAAAAGCCCCGTGACGTTCTCATTACCCCGCCGCCGCTTTTGACTCCAGAAGAAAAGGACATGACCGAAAAGAAGGCGGCCGACGCGCAGAAAAAAATTGACGAAGCGACCAAGGATTTCAACGACCTGTTTGCTTCGATCAAAAAAGACGACGAACTGGAAATCGATCCACAGAAATGGCCGGCCGTCCACATGGCCTTGTCAAAAATGTGGGATGGTTTTAAAGAGGCGATCGCCGATTTGAAAGAAGCGGCCAAGGCTTTTATCCGGCATGCCTACACGAAGCTTCCGGCGAAGGGCAAAGTCTATATCAACAAGTTCATCCAAGAGGACATCCGGGCGGCCCTTGAAGCCAAAAAGAAAGAAGACGAGCAACTTCCCCCGAATGAGCTTGACTACACCGACCAGGGGAAGAACAAGGCCGAGTCGCCCCAGGAAATCAAGGATTCCCTATTTGACGACTACAAGCCCAGGGTTATAATTCCCGGCGCCCAGCCTCACCCCTCGAAGCTTGTTCAGTCCGTGGCGATGGCGGATACCGAATTGCCGACCCCCACTTACAAGCTTCTCATTCCAATGTCGGTAATCGAAAACGGCAACATCAGCGAAGCGCAAATCGAGGCGATCGTCTATTCCAATCAGTCGTTTGAAGTGGTTTTGCCCGATGGCCGGCGCCGTGGCTTCTTCATCGGCGACGGGACCGGCGTGGGCAAGGGGCGCGAAATAGGGGCGATCATTTGGGAGAACTACTTGCGCGGCCGGAAAAAGGCGGTTTGGGTTTCGGAAAAGCCGGACCTTAGAAAAGATGCGGCCCGCGATCTGTACGGGGAACAAGAAGATCCGAATACCGGCAAGCGGCGCATTACCGGGATCGGTTGGGAACACGGGCGCAAAATCCTCTTTAAAGCCCCGAACGCGGAGCAGCCCAAGCGTAAGAAGGGGGAACCGCCACGGCCCAGGAGGCAACGCGGGCAACAGGTAGAAGTCCCCCCATTGCCGAAGATCACCAGGGAAGAAGGGATTCTATTCATCAGCTATGCGTCCCTTCGCAAAGAATTTGAAAACATTCGCCCCGATCAGCCCGCCAGCCTGAATGATATGACCGTCCGACTAAACCAAATTGTCGATTGGCTGGGACGTGATTTTGACGGGGTAATCGCTTTCGACGAAGCGCACAACATGCGCAATTTGGCTCCGGCCGCAGGGGCGAGAGGCAGCAGGCCGCCAGCCAAACAGGCTCAAGCCGGGATGCTGTTATCGACCCTACTGCCTAATGCGCGGATCGTCTATGTGTCGGCTACCGGGGCGGTAGAAGTCGAAAATTTGGTGTACGCCGATCGGCTGGGGTTGTGGGGCGAAGGGACCGCTTTTACAAACGCGATGCGTTTTGTCGGTTCCCTGCTACGTTCCGGGATCGCCGGCATGGAGATGATCGCCCGCGACCTTAAAGCCCGTGGGCTCTATATCGCGCGCGCCTTGTCGTATGACGACGTTGAATATGATCGCATGACGCACGTTCTGGACGACCGGCAACGGGCCTCTTACGACAAAATGGCCGAGGCATGGCAGAACATTTTCCGTGGGATTCACGATGCGATGGCGCACACCGGAGGCAAAAAGGGTCAAATGTGGTCGATGTTTTGGGGATCGCAGCAGCGCTTTTTCGATTCGGTCGTGACCGCCATGCAAATGCCCTCCGTGATTCAAAGCGCCGAGCGCGACCTTGAAGCGGGCCATTCGGTTATTTTTCAACTTACCAAAACAGGCAACGCTCAGGCCAAACGGGCATACGATAGCAAGGAGGAAGACCAGGAACTTGAAGACCTCGACTTGAGCCCCAAAGAGGTTTTGACCAACTTCCTAACGGCCTACTTTCCCATTCAACAGTATGAGCCCTATACGGACGATAACGGCAAAACAAGGATGCGTCCGGTTTACGACTCAGAGGGCAACCCGGTAATCAACCAGGAGGCCCTTGAAATGCGGGATGCCTTGATTGCCGACGTGAACACCATCCAGGGAATTCCCACGAGCCCACTGGACATGATTATTCACCATTTCGGGCAAGACAATGTGGCCGAGGTAACTTCGCGTCCGTTTCGTTTCGTTTACAACGATGAAGGTAAATTGGTGAAAGAGGCGTGGAGCAAGGACAAAAGCGTTAAGGACGCGACCACCTTCATGGACTTCAAAAAACGGGTTTTGATTTTTTCGGAAGCCGGCGGCACGGGCGCCAGCTATCACGCCGATCTTGATTCCAAAAACCAGCAGAAACGTATTCACTACCTGTTACAATCCGGTTGGAACGCTGTCCGGGCTGTTCAAGGGCTTGGTCGTTCGCACCGTTCTAATCAGGCCGTGGCACCAAAGTTCTGGCTCGTCACTACTGACATCAAGGGCCAAATGCGCTTCATCTCAACGATCGCCCGGCGCTTGGATCAGCTTGGAGCGCTGACCAAGGGCCAGCGGCAGACCGGCTCTCAGGGGATTTTTCAGGCTCGTGATAACCTCGAAAACGAATACGCACGGGAAGGGCTTGCCAGGCTTTTAATGGATATTCAGGACGAGGCGCTTATTGACCCGGATGGCAACGTTTTGATTACGCCCCAGCAATTCCATGCCGAGACGGGCATTTTGCTTGTGGACGAGAATGGCCAGAAGGTTCCACCCAATGGGTTCCCGGGTGCCCCACGGTTTTTGAACCGAGCGCTGGCCATGACTCTTGAGCGGCAGAGCATGATTTTTGACGAATTCTTTCAGCGAATCGATGCCGTTGTCACTCGACACGCGGAAGCCGGCACCCTGGACGTTGGGATTGAAACCATCAGTGGAACGAGTGTTCGGAAAATATCCGAACAGTCTGTCAATGTGGATCCACTTACGGCGGCCGAAACCAAGTACATCCAAATTGAAGTCGAAAAGCCGACCAAGAATATCACGTTCCAGGCCAGCCAGGGGCTTTTCAACTATCGGACCCATGATGTTCAGTATCACCGTAACATAAAATCCGGCCGAATTTGGGTTGCATCCGATGTTCGGTCAAGAAGTTCCGCCGGGCAGACCGTGGTTTACAAGACCCTCCGGGGTCCGTCCGAATCCTCTATCCAGCAAGTTGATCTTGGCGTACTTTCCGACCGCGAAAAATGGGAGGAAGTTGACCGGGAGCAGGCCGAGCGGCTTTGGAACGAAGAATTCAAAGCGCTTCCGACTTCCAGGACGGAAACCCATCACGTTTTGACCGCGCCCCTTTTGCCGATATGGGACCGTCTCCAGGGAGACACGCGCATTTACCGGATGCAAACCGACGACGGCGAACGAATCCTTGGACGGGTTATCCCTGAAAAATTGCTGGCCGTAACCCTGGAAAATTTGGGCGTGACCGTTGAGCTACGCAACTATGATCCGGCCGAGGTACACCGGGAAATCCTTGAGAACAACGCCACGGCGGTTCTTGTAAACGGTTGGGAAATCAAGCGGGTCAACTTGTCCGGCGATGATAGGATTGAAATCGTGGGACCGGACTTCTACGATTTTCGATCCATTCAGGGGTACGGCGTCTTTCAAGAAATGGTCCAATTCAAATACCGTTATTTCATCCCGACCGACAGCCGGGGGGTTCAGACTATTGAGCGGTTGATCCGATACAAGCAGGTTCGGACACTCCAGCGCCCCTATGCCGGCCCCGTCCTGGCGTCGATCAAGAAAAGCGAGGATATGGCTACGGCTGAGCTTGAAGCAGAGCTTGCCAGCGCCCCGCAGTTTGCCACCACCCAGGAAGCGCGGCAGTATGGCCAGGAGTCAGACAAGGCCGGCGCCGAGGAAATGCTGAGATTTTACGCCGTCTCAAAAATTTTGGCCAAGCGCTACGTTGAGGCGGGCAATTTCGACCGGGCCATGATTGAGGCCAGCCGGGCGCAGTATTTCCGGGAAGCCTATGACGGCTACATGGGGGCGGATCACGACATCGTGGCGGCCACCGACGCATGGCTTGCGAACAAAAAACCTGAAGTTTATCCGTCAGTCGTGAAACCCTCCGATTCTCCGTTCTATTCCCAAATGCACGACTTCCTTTCCGAGAAGCTTCCGGGATCGGGCCGACCGGCTGATTTTATCAAAATGATAACGAAGTGGGCAAAAGAAGGGAAATACAAGGCCGAGGAAATGGAGTGGTCCCACGTCACGGATGCGCTGGCGATGGAGCCGGGCGACAAGATCACCAAGCGTCAATTGCTTGATTGGCTGAGTTTGAACAACATCCACGTTCACGAGACAATTTATGGTGAGGCTGATTCCAAGTTGAAAAGCCACATGAAAGCCCTCAAGAAAAACGGATGGCAAATCGAGTACGACGACGAAATCGATACCGAGCCATTGAGCATCAAAATCCCAAGCGACCGGCGTGACGAGGACGGCCGGCGGTATTCAATCGGGTTTTACTTGAGGGAAATCGATACAGACGAAGAAATCCAAGGCAACATTGAATACCTTGTTGAGCAAGGCGTCATTTGGCCAGAAGAAAGGAACATGATCGTAGAGGCCGCAAGCCTTCTTGACGAGCCAAAGGCTATTTACGCGGGCTATCAGTTTGGCGGCGCCAGAAACTACCGGGAGCTTGTCCTGTCCATTCCGGTAAACCCTTCCCCGCAGGTTGGATCCGTTGACACAAGTGATTGGAAGGTTTTCACGGTGAGAACTTATGAGCACACCGGGCAACGCGACATCAGCATCCGGGATAGCGAGGGGGTTATCATTGCGACAAGATTCGGTTTCAGTGGAACCGACGAAGAAGCGATCGCTCATATGGCCAGGGAGGAAAGCGCCAGAATTCAGCGAGAGTCAAAGAGGGTAAGCCCAGCCACCAACTTCATTTCAAGCCATTACAGTATCCCGAACATCGTCGTTCACATGCGATTCAACGAGAGGGAGCAATCCACTTATACGATCGAACAAATCGAGGACATAGAAAATAGGATCGCCAAGGTCGTTGGCGTCGAAAACCCGGACGACATAGGCAGCGGCGGGCCGGCGGCGGCCGTAAGGGCGGGGGCGATCACCCAGCTTGAAGCGGCACAGTACTCCCGCCACCGGGAATTCCATAACGATACCACGGGGGCGACCGAAAAAGTCCTATTTATCGAAGAAGTTCAATCCGATTGGCACCAAAAGGGGCGCAAGCTTGGTTATGCAAACCCTGTCCATCAGCGGATCATAGCGAAATCGGAGGCCGGAGAAAAGCTTACCGACGAGGAAATGAGAATTTACCGCGAGGAAATGAATTCGGAGCTTGTCAGTGTTACCGGGCAGGTTCCCGATGCGCCTTTCAAAATCACTTGGTCGATGCTGGCCATGAAGCGCATGGTTCGATGGGCGGCGGAAAACGGGTTTGACCGGATCGCATGGCCGACCGGAGAACAGCAAATCGAGCGTTACAATGACGCCCTCCGGCAGAACGTGGACCGGATTGAATGGCTTCATATGGGCGATCCGGGGATTGCCCAGCTTCCGGACGACGTACTCCCGGCCGGCTATCGGCTCGTAAAGCTAATAGGGCGCGACCTTTGGAGGATCAAAGACCCCGACAACGCGGCAATCACCATTTGGGACGATTCGCCCCAGCGGGTGATCGCAGATGCCAAAAGGATCATCGCCGAGCGCAGTCTCCAAGGATCATCGCATATCAGGGTGCATGCCTATAAAGAAGGCAGAATGACGTTCGACGGCAACGTGTCGGATGGTCGATTCGTTTCAGGACCGGGCAAAGGAAAGAGCCTTGAAGAAGTGCTTGGCAAAAAAATTGCCGCGCAAATCATAGAGGACCGGGAGGGCGAACTCAAAGGCAAAGACCTTTCAATCGGCGGGCAGCTTCACAAGTTCATTTACAACGTGAATTTGCCGCAAGAAATGAACAAGCTTTTCGGCAAACCAGCGTGGGGTAATGCCAGGGTTGAGCCCTACGGGATCGACTTAGGACGCTCCGGGCCGGCGCATTTTGGACCCTACACCGGGCCAATTCCTTCCCTGCATGATTTGCGCATGCAAAGTCAGAATTGGGGTACGTCGGTACAACTTCAAAACCAGATGAAAGCGATCGCCGACGAAATGGAAATGAGCGGGATGCCGTTCGAGGATGCAATCCGGCGCCACGGCAGCATGGCGGTTGCCGAATTATGGGGCGGGGAAATGAATTGGGTTTATCCGCCGATGGAAGTTTGGTCGATGCGGGTAACGCCTGAAATGCGCAGCAAAGCGATTGAAAAGGGCTTTCCGCTTTTCAGTGTCAAACGCATGAGCCCCGTGGCCAAGACCTATCTAGAAGCGCTCCGGGCAGCCATGCCGAGCCAGTTTGTCACGTCTCAGCAAGACACCCAGGCCGACCCGTTCGCCGGGCTCCGCGATGAGATTAAGGAAAGAATGGTTGCCTCGAAGGGGGTTCCCTTCGCCGGGTTCCTGAAATCGGTTCAAATTCATGGCCGGGACGTATGGCACAGCATGACCAGGCATCGCCCTTTCCTGGACGCTGAGGAACAGGCGACCGTCGCCGACGTTCTACGGACACACCAGGACGGGCCGGATAACGCGATCCGGCGGGCCATGCAGGTTTTGCAGAACATCGTTGGTGGCATGAAGCCTAAGCAGTACGAGGTATTCAGCTTGCGGATCATCATGGACGACATGATCCGCGACATCGATTCCGGGCTCTTGGCGAACAAGGACGAACTTCCATTCGGGTTTACCGAGGCAGAGGCCCGGCAGTATCGGGATTATCTGCAATTGGTTTCAGATAGTGACCCGATCATTAGTTCCGCCTATGACCGGCGCCAAGCGTTTCAGGAAAAAATGAAGCGAGCTCTAGTAGACGCCGACCTTTTGCCGGAAGCCGTCTTACAGGACGATCGGTATTTTCACCATCAAGTCTTGGTTTACCGGGCCAAAGCGGCGATGGGCGAAGCCTACGAGGGGCTTTCTGTAGGCTCCGACGACGTGCGGCTGAAGCGCAAGGGATGGCAAATCGGCCGTGTCGGCTCAGTGGCCGATTACAACACCGAATATGCCGAATCCGAATTCGAGGTTTTGGCCCAGGGGTTCAGCCAGCTTGAGACGCGGGAAACCCTGGACCGTATCCGGGCGCTCGTGGACATCGCGGCGAATTTAAAAGCCCAGGCCAAGCGGCAAAATCTGAAAATGTTCTACGACCTGGAAGCCGACCGGATCAACCGGCTGAATCCCGGAAATCCACCTTTGACCGGTGACGACATCATCGACACCGACATGGACCCCCTCAAGCCCTACAAGCAGACGATCGCCATAGCAACGAGCAAGCTTCGCAAGATGGCCAAGGACAACAAATTCGTTGGGGTTGGCCAGGAGTGGGACGACGTTATCACGGATCTGGCGGCAGGCGGCCGGGCGGCTGGCGGTCCGATGATGGAGCAAAGCCGATTCTTCGCGTTCCTCAACCACTTGATGAAAGCCCAGCTTCCGGGGGCGGTTTACGCCGGCACGATCCGAAAGGCGATCGCCAACCGGGACAAACATATCAAGGGGGCGCTGGGAAGCCGTTTCGTGACCGTGAAGAAGCTTATCCCGGAGGGCTATATCGAATGGAAGCCGGCGCCCGGAAAGTCATGGTACAAGGCTTACAGCCTATCGGATCGACTCGTTGCGGCCGTGCAAGCCGGGGAAGTGGTGATCGGCCAGGACAACGCCGACAAAATCACGCGCGTCTTGGCCAGGGGCCGGGATGCCGTTTGGATCATCCCGACAGGGGTTGCTCAAACCCTGGACGGCTTTGACAAGGCCCATGACGACCAAAAGCTTTCACGCGCCAGCAAGGCGGCCATGAGCGCTTGGAAAAAGTGGATTTTGGTCAATCCGTACCGGGTATTTCGCTATAATCTGAATAACCTATCGGGTGATATGGACATCGCTTTCGCCTATGATCCTAAAATTGTAACCCATTACTTCTTCAATGCTGTCAAAGACCTTACAACCGAGTACCGTGACAAGAAAGAGCTACCGCAAGCCCTTCAGCAAGAGCTTGACTTAGCCTATGAGCTATCCGTCCTTGATTCTGGATGGGCATTTCAGGAGGTTTCAGAGCTTACGCGGAACCTTTCCTTAATGGAGAAGATGGAGGCCCTCCGGGGCGATCGGCCGAACGTCATCAAACGCGGCTGGCGCAACCTGAAGGAGTTCACCCGTTTCCGTGAGAATTGGCTCCGGCTGGCGGCCTTTCGTTATTTCAGGGTTCAAGTGGCAGCTGGCAACACGGTTTACGGAGCATCGAACCGGGCTGAAGTGGACGGCATCACGGACCCGGATCGGAAAGCGGCAAAGCTGGCCAGGGAGTTGATCGGGGATTACGGCAACATCAGCCATGCGGGCAAGTTCATTCGGGATCATTTACTGCCCTTCTATTCCTGGATGGAAATTAACCTGCCGAGGTACGTCCGATTGATGCGCAACTTCCGCCACGAGGGGCGCAGCGGCCAGGCCCGGCTTGCCGCCTTATTCGGCAAAAATGTTGCCTGGAAAGCCACCAAGCTGGGGGTCAAGGTTTCCGGTTTTTTCGTAGCCGTGAACCTTTGGAACGCGACTTTCTTTGGAGACGAGGAAGACGAGTTGAGCGAAGACCAGCGCCGGCAGCTTCATCTTATCCTTGGGCGCCGGGCGGATGGGACCATCCGAACGCTGAGAATTCAGGGGGCGTTCAGCGATGCGCTGTCATGGTTTGGCATGGAAGACGTTATTCAGGATGCCAAGGCGTATTACAAGGGGCGTAAGTCGTTTGGCGACATCGCAAAGGATTCCGTCTTGGCCACCCCAATCAAAATCATCAATGCGTTCAGGCCGGACGTGAAAACGGGCGCCGAAGTTTTGTCCGAGCAGGCATTTTACCCGGACCCCTTCAACCCGCGACCGATCCGGGACAAAATGGAACACGTTGCGCGTATGTTTTCGGCCGATTCGCTCCACCGATGGCTGACAGGCAAACCAAAGCGCGGCGATAACGTCGGCGAGCGGATTGCCAACGACCTCATGGCGATCGGGTTCTATTACAGCGATCCTGGAGAATCGGCTTACTATGAAACCATCAGCAAGGTCATAAAGTACCGCGAGAGCAAGGGCAAGGAATACCCTGGAGTCACGCCGACCGACAAATCCAATGCTCTCTATTACTACAAGCAGGGCTTGAAATTTGGCGACCTTGGCGCCGCCGAGAAATACCTCCGGCAATACTATGCGCTGGGGGGCTCCGACGAGGGCCTGGATAAGTCCATCCAGCGGGCGCACCCGCTTGGCAACCTTGCCCAAAAGGATTGGGGCGCATATTTAAAGACCCTTAGCCCGGAGGAAATGAACACCTACCGGCGGGCGCTCACATGGTATCAAGATACCTATTTAAAGGCGCCCAAGGCGCAGCTACGGGCGGCGGCCAAGCGGTCGGAAGGGGAACCACAGGAAAAACCAGCCGGCAAGGGCAGGCTGACATTGAAAGAGGCAGCTAAACTCATGCGATAGGAGGATCCAGAAAATGCAACAGCAAATTTTCACTGACAATCTTCTTCCGAAAGACCACGTTTTCACGGCCGGCCCAGGGCTCATTGTCGAAACCATCGTGGACATGCGGGAGAAGAACGTAACCGCTTTGGAGATTTTCGAGAAGCACACCGGAACCGGGACCATCAAAATAGAAATTTTTGCCGCACCGACGAAAGACGGCCATTGGGTGGAGGCCACCGCCGCCGAAGTTGCGGCGGCAGCGGCTTCCGGGGCTGACAACGCTTACTTGCTCACTTTGACCCACTTCGGGCCTTTTATGAAGGTCAAGCTGACAGCTTCGGTGGCCACGATCACAGCGGCAAACGCATGGCTTGTAAGTCGTTGCTAGGGTCATTTTAGATCGTCTTCAATGTCAAGGTGCGCCGTATCCGGGTTTTTCGTCCAATCCCGTTGGCGCACCTTTTCCCAGGTTTCCGATAGCAGGGCTTCCAGGTCGAATCCCTCGTTGTTGCAGTAGTCCGTTAGGTAGATGAGCATGTCGGCGATGGCATCCTTTTTCGCTTCCACATGGTTTTCTTGTTTGCGGATGCCTTGCTCAAACTTCAAATGATGGTGGGCAATCTTGCCCATTGCGGCACCGACCTTGCAGACCCCAAGCAACAGACACATCGGGGTTTGCTCGTCCATCAATTCGCACAGTTCCCCGAATTCCTCGACGGCCCCCAGCAAGGGCCGATAGCCCGATCCGTATTTCCCTCCGAAGTTTTTGGTTGACCATGCGCGGTGTTCTTCTTGGAACCGTTTGAGGTTAAAACTATCCATGCGATTTACCATTCCTTTCTTCGCAACGTTTCTCCGTGGCTAAAGATACGGAGGGCTCTAGTTTTTCGTCTGAGGTATGAAATCGAGGCCAGGTTTCGACCAGGGAACAGCGGGGCAGCCTCTTTGTCGGACAGCCGGCGGGCTTTCCAAATTTTTCGAATTTCCTCGTCGGTGAAAGAGTTGCTTCGCCTATAGGTCATTGCGAACCTCCGTAATCGCAATCAGCTTAATGAGTCGAGTAAAAAAACTATCCCACGGCAAAAAACATCACCGCTTTCCATTATATCAAACGTTTCGTGTGGAATGTTGGTTGCAAATCTCCACGTTGGCCCATCTTCATCGCCCCATGTGGCCGTGATCGATTTTGCTTTTTGTTTTCGATGCAACCAAAAATGCAGGGATTCGTCGTCTTGGTCGATGCTGTCACGGCTTGGCAACAACCCGATATTGTCCACCAGGGCCGAGCATCCTTCATAGCATCCGATTTCATCATCGATGGCTCCGTAAAACTCCATCCGGTCGTCACTTCCACCACAGACAATCACGAGTCTATTTGTCGCGGCGATTTGGACCAATTTTTTAAAATTCGCGCTTTGGTCCATTGGGTATGATAGGCCGTTCAATTGCTCCGCAAGTAGCTTTTTGTCCATTTTCCTATTCCTTGCTTTCGTTGAATTTTGTTAAGGGGGTTTCAGTCCACGCCCTCCCATCGAGCAGGTTGCCCGCGCGTTTTTTGCCAATGCGAATTGGTTGCGACCCATCATCTGAAAAAACAAATTCCCCCCAGCCCTTGAAAAAAAACGGCACATCTGCCGCAATACATTGATCCCGTAGCGACCGCACCCAATTAGGGTGCATCGGCCGCGCGCCGGGGCCGGTCTCGCCGCCGGCGATCATCCAGTGTATCCGCGATACATTCTCGCCATCCACGGACACCACACGGCGCGCCTGAGTGGTAAGCACCGGGCCGAGCAAGGGCTCCAGCGAAACGAACCGCACCGCCGCCGGGATCTGCAGCAGGATCGGTATCCGCTCGTCGGCGCGGGTCTGGTTCTCGGCGGTGACACCCAGCCACAGGTTTGGCAAGTAATCCCCACCTCCGAGCACCCGTGCTGAAGCTTCGCCATAGAATTTTTCTTCGATGTTTTGTGGTCGCTTGGTAAGCATCAGAAATATGTGCTGAGGGCATGCAGCGATAACCTCTAGAATGTTGTCAATCCATTCTACCTTAACATCGCCATGAAAAATATCGGCCATACTGCAAACGAATATCCGGCGCGGCTTCTTCCGTCGCAGCGGTTCTTTCAGCCGATCCGGGTGGAACGTCACCCGAAACGGATCATGAGCCGGATAGCCGTAGCGCCCCCGCAGCCGGTTTGCCATGCGCCAAGCGTAGCAGTTTGCGCACCCCTCAGAAAGCCGGGTGCAACCCGTGATCGGGTTCCATACCTCATCGGCCCATTCAATCTTTGTTGGCATGATCCATTACCTCGTACAGTTTTTCACTTAAAAAGTTTAAGGTTACTTTGCGGTATAAGCCAAGAATCAGTGTTCCCAGGCATTTCCATTCCTATACCGCGCGCCTTCATTTGCTTTGCGACCACGAACGGCAGAATACCAATTATCCGGTAGGTTAAATCGTCCCATCGTTCGACCAGCAAATAGGGAAAGTCCTTGTCTCTTGCAAAATAGCAAACCAAACCATATCCCCGTTCGGTTCCACATCTTACCGCAAAACCGCCGACATCAGCTTTTCCAAACCCATCACGGTCACGTTTCCAGTTTTCAATTCCCAGCCAAATCGAGGCGGCTCTTTCGGCGCGATATGCGAACTTTCTCCAGGCAAGCCGCTTATCAAGGTCCAAATTCTTAGGGAATTGGCCGACGATATGCCAATTGTTTTTTTGTTGCCCGCTCGTGATCGCGGATGGCATCCTCATCATCGGCAACGACTTGTTCAGGCGTAAGCCTTACCACGTTATTGTCTGACATTTTTTACCTCCGTTTCTCCGATAAAACGTGAAATTGGATTTTTGAATTGCCCCTTAGCCCCGGTTACTTCCGGCCGAGAAGTGATAAAAAGCCAATCCTCGGCCCTCGTCATGGCGACATAAGCCAGCCGCCTTTCTTCTTCAAATTCACCTATTGACATGGCTTGTTTGATCGGCAAAATCCCTTCGTTTACACCGGCAATTATGACGATCGGAAATTCGAGCCCCTTGGCAGCATGGATCGTCATTAGCTGGATTCCAGCCTTGTGCGCCGGAGCCACGTCGTCTTGAAGATCAAACGTGGTCACAAAGTCCAAGTATTCTTCGAGCGTCATTCCATTTTCAGCGCACTTTTGAGCGATCCTTAGACTCATTGAAATGTCGAATTCAAACCCTAAAACGCGGTCAATTCGGGCGATGATTTCACCAAGCGGCTTTTCCGCTATCCTTCCACCGAACAGCCTTTCTCCCATGCCTGAGTTATCGGCCCAGGTTTCAAAATGGGATACTTGCCGTTCAAGCGATTGATTCACAATGGCCGCAAATTCGCTATTTTCAACCCGAAAGAATGGACGAGCAACCGAAAAAGAGAAGTCGTCGGCAGGGTTTTTCATCAGTTTGAAAACGGCGTGGGTCCGGCGAAAACTTTCCGAGTCCATCACGCTACGAGTTTGACCGCAGTAATGATGCTCGATGCTCCGATCGGCCAGTACGCGCGACAATTTGGAAATCAGAACATGCGTCCTGGACAATACGGCAATTTGATCGTTCGGACGCTTCGCCTGGATGCTTACAATAGCGTCTGCCAAGCGCTTAGAGTCACATTCTTCCAGGATCGAAACCAACCCGTTATCGTCACGGAACGGACGCATTGATTTTTCAATCCGTTTTTTGTTGTGCGTGATTAGGTTGGCGGCATGCTTAACAATCTCCGGCGTCGATCGGTAATTGGTTTCCAGCTTGAAAACTTCAAAAACGCGGCCGGTGGCTCCGGCCGCGATCCAGGTTAAATACTCCGGGAACGCTCCGCGCCATTCATATATGGATTGGTCTTGGTCACCAACGGCAAAAATCGTACAGCTTGGGCGCTCATCTTGGAAAGCCCGCAATATCCCCCATTGAAGCCGATCTAAGTCCTGAGCCTCGTCAACCAGGATATGCGAAATCGCCCGGCCGACGATTACGGGGATCAGCTTTTTCATCGTGACGAGCAACATCCCATAGGTCATGCTGTTATACTGGCGCAAACGCGAGAGAAAAACATCGAATAGCCGGCGCTCAATCGTATCGGGCTTTGGTTCGAGTCCTGTCTGGTAATAAGCGTCGATCGCCACAGCATCACCGATTTTGGCAGATACGATGCCGCAGGTATCTTTTCTCAAAAAGTTTTCCTCCCACTCGCTATAGACTGTCATCCTGTTTGGCCGGTAGCCTATCGAGTCGCCATACATGCGAATGAATTTGAGAGCCAGGGCATGAATGGTCCCGACCTTCACCGGAACGGCGCCGTACTCCCTTCGTATGCGTTGCTGCATTTCGTTGGCTGCCTTGCGGGTAAACGTCAATGCCATGATTTCGTATGGGCTTACCCGTTCGTGCTTTATCAGGTGTATAATCCGCGAAACCAGGACGCGGGTTTTGCCGGACCCGGCGCCAGCCAGCACCAGGGTATTTCTATGAGGCGACAAAACGGCCGCGCGTTGCTGAGGGTCTAGGATCATTAGAATTGCCTCCCTTCGGACAGAAAACGGGTTATGTGTTTGATGATTGTCATTTTGGGATCGATTAGCGAGTCTAACCATTTGGCGCCGTATTGGTGCCGATCGTAATGGCATTCCCCGCACAATGGCATCCCGTGAGTGTCCGGCGGCTTCCCGCCGACAAAGTTTTCCCCAAGGGGCTCATGGTGCGCGTGGGATGGATTGATTGCCGGGCGATGGCAGACCACGCAGGGTTGTTGTTTGAGCCATGCCCGGTAATTCTCAGACCGAAACGCGACAAGCTTTCTCATCAGAAAATCGCCCTCTCAGGGTCCGGTATCCACAGGTTGAGGAAGTCGGCGGCCCAGCGCCGCACTTCCTCAATAAACGCCCATTTTTCTGATATAGTTAACTGAGATTCGTCCGAGAAAACTGACGGAACCATCTCAAGGCCCGTGCGCTCATCGATATATCCGAGGATTTTCCGCTTGAGCGCCTCGTGGAGAACGTCTTTGCTATGCCCGGTTTCTTCCGCTATCATCGTGGCGACAACTGAAAAATAATAGCGGCGCAGGGGGTCTGATACCGTCTTTTCCCTACGACGCTCGACGATCAGGTAAAAGACTTCGCCCCTTTTTAGGGCTTTCATGTTTTCCTGGAAAAGCGCATGGTCCAGGAGGACCATGCGCCCCTCATTATTAACCATCGCTTTGTATTTTATTTTCATCGACTCGCAAATTGTGGCGTTTGCCGTAGAACCGAGAACCCTTCCGGGATCGTCTTCGGCTCGTGGCATGAAATACAAATCACTTGCGCCTGGACGTTACAGAATTGCTCCAGCACCAAGCCAAGTCGCATGCTGTCCAATTCGGCCAGTTCTTTGATAATGAGCCCGGCGTCTAACGCATAGGCTATCGCCATGTCAAAGGCCACACGTTCGCCACCCGACAAGGAACGGAAGGGACGCGGGACGCCGTTGATTATCCATCCCAGGTTGACCGAGCCCTCATCCAATTCCAGGTACGCCTTCCCTTCCGGCAAATGCTTATTCAGCCTATCCATAAGGCTGGCAGTCGCTTCTGAAAGTATTTGGGTATGCGCGTCCTTTGCCGCTTGATGTATGGTTTTGGCCGCCTCTAAAGCCGTGCGTAGCTCATCGGCTTTTTGCGTCTCGCTGGCGATTTGCTTTCGCAAACCAGAGGCTTCCAGCATGATCCGTTCGGTTTGCCGTAGCTGTCCGATCCTCGACCGGAGCCCGGAAATTTGTTCTTCGATCATCGTCCCTCCCATTTGCGCAGTTCGCCCTTCGCCACCATCAAAGCGCCGCCACCGTGGCAGGTAGGGCAAGCGACCTCGTTGATTGCATCGATAATTTTGCGGATGCTCCGGCCGGCGGCGGCCCGCAGGGCATCGTCCTCGTCGAATTTCTGGACTTCCTTCCGCGCCGCACTTAGCAGGGCTTGGCCAGGAGATAAATCGGGGGCCAGGACCGGAGCTGTTACCCCTATAGACGTGCGCGATTCAACTGACGGGGCTGGCGTGGCTTCCAGTTTTGTTTTCGCCAGGGCTTCGTTAGCCTTATCCAGTTCTTTTTTCTTTTTTTCCAATGCTTCGCGCTCTAACCTTTGGCGTTCGCGTTCTTCTTCTTTGAACTTCGCCAGGGCCTCGTTAGCCTCATACAGTTCTTTTTCGCGTTGCTTGATTTCGGCCTGAATATCGGTCAGTGAGCCGGGCGGCAAATTCAGCCGGGCCACGTTGTCGCTGGCCTTGGCGATAAAATTGTTTGTTTCTACAAGCTGGCGTTGGATTCGGTTCACTTCGTCTTTGGCCTTTTCTATGGATGCGCTGGCTGATTGCAAGCGGCCACCCCCTACCTTCGACCCTAAAAAAATCATGAATTTTTGATCTGCCATCGACAGGAGTTCGTCCACCGCTACCGCTTTGGGACACTGGCTTGCGGCCAGCGCGAAGTTAAAGGCCCGTGCGTCCACCTTGCGACGATCAACCATCAAGACTTCTTTTACGGTATTCTTTTCGCGTGTGAAATGGCGGCCCAACCGGATCACGCCGGTTGATGGGTGTTCGATGGCCACTTCGACGTAAAGAGAGGGGCCAACGCCCCCCAGGGTATCCAGGATGACGGGATTCGTGCGGTTGATGCCCGGCACATACCCGTCGATAGCAAGCTGGATTGCTTGCACGATTGCCGATTTTCCTGAGCCATTCGGACCCAGGATCAAAAGCCGGTTTTCGAGTTCATACTCAAACGACCGGCCCTTAAAATTTTTCGCCATGACTGAAACGATACGGCTCATCACGTCCCCCCTATGTTGGGCCGGCCGTTTCCAGCCGGCCCGATCGTCTACACATTCTCGTCCAAAAGCCGATTGATCGTGTCAACAACCACGATTTCCTTTTCGGGCGGGATCGGCTCCGACAGGCCCAGCCGTTTAAGAGCAGTTTGGTACTCTATTGGAAAACCCTCTCGCGCCATGCGGAAGCTTTTGGAAATGGCCGAGCGTTCACGCTGGGAAATTTCAGCCTCCCGGATAAGCGCCTCTACCGGGGGCGCGGCTGGGGGCGGTTCCGTGGGCGCGACCGTAGGATGTTTTTTGGGTCGGCTGGGGGCTTTCGTGGTCTTGGCGGGCGGCTCGTCGGTTTTGCTTTCTACGGCGGCGGGAGCGGCTTCGCCGACATCCGGCGGCTCACTTCCCGTGGGGGTAATGTCAATCACGTCATGCAAATCTTTCCCTTGTAGATCATCGATGCCCGTTTCGTGTTCGATGGCCGCCGTCATAGTGCCATGTTCAACGGCTTCGGCGCCCGTCTGCATGGCAATCTGTTTGCTCTCGTTATCGAAGCCCTTGGTCCCTTTGATGATCGACTTCATCTTTCCCTGCAACTGGATATACTGAGTGGCATCCCATTTCACGATGCTGCCAGCCGTGGGGCGCCAGCACAGGACCGGGACATCCCACACCGGGCCGGGCGCCTTCTGGACGCCGAGCAAATGCTTCAGCGAATTGCGCCGTGCAAAGGTCTGAGCAAAATCCAGGGATTTCTTTTCACGGTTCAGGATTTGCCCGTACCACTGGAGCGCTTCCTCGTGGCTCGTGTTTATCCATAGGTTCGTTGCTTCGTCGAATGGATAACGCGCCCACGACTCAGAGGCGCCCCCTGCTTTCGGAGCAGGCATTTCGGCCGGCAGCAACCGAAAGGCTCCGGGGGTCTTTTTGGCTTTTCCCAACAGATCGATCATGCGATAGGATGGAGTGTCAAAGATCGTGGTCCAATCGCAAACTTGCGGCAGCCCCTTGCTCGAAAACCGGAAGGAAATGGCCCGTGCGTAGATGTTCAGGATCCTCCCGTTCTGAGTGTCGCGCATGACATAGGGGTTTTGCCGTATTTGCCCATCAACCAGCACGTCGGTTGGAAAAATGGTGCATGCTCCGGCCGCCTCCGAAAGCACTTCATATCCTTGCGCCGAAACTACATAGGGGCCATTCGGGACCGGCTGGATCAATGTCCCTTCGGCGGCGGTCAAGCGTACCTTCTGCTTAAATGCGCGGATTTCTCCGTCATTGTCCCGCAGAGCAAACGCCTCGTCGGTCCCCAGCGCCACGATGCTTTTATTGACAACGTTGGCAACTTCCAGGACCAATTCATCTTCTCCGAGTTTGGATTTGAGTCGCTCCAAAAGTGTCCGTTCCTTCTCTTTCTCAGTCATAACGTCTCTCTTTCTGCCGGCGATGCCGGCGCTTGTTGTGGTGGCAATCATCGAAGCAATCATCATCCGGCGGTTCATAGTACGGTGCCGGAGCCCCTTCAGGCATCGCTTTTGGAGGGATCACCCAGCGGCCACCGTCCGGTAACAAGATAATGGTCCGGCCCCTCACCCCCGGCAGCGTCGGCGTTTCCTCGAAAGTCGGATACAAGCCTGGATTGAATTGTTGAGGATAAAGGTCCGTAGTCCACAGCATCAGGCCAATCAGTACGCCAAGAATGAAAAAACAGGTTATCCGGTTCATCGTGTTCTTCCTCCGTCTGCCGTCTCCACCATCCAGGATAGCAGCGGTCACAGTCTAGAGCTCCGCACATGCGATCGTGGCAATCATGGCGGGGCCGTGGCGGCGGCTCGTCTTCGTATGTCCAATCATCGTCTTGCATAAGCCCGACACAATTCCCGGCACCAAGAGGCTTGCCACACTTCGACGCGACGGCCATATTTCCGATGGAGCCGCGACATTTGCGGAAGGTTGTCGGAGCATATATCATCCCATATGTCATGCCATATGAAGTCAAAGCGGGCGCCCCTTGGCGGCTTGAATTTAAAGGCATCCTCATGGTGGAGAATGAAACGCGGATCGGGCTTGAAGAAATCGGCCACCAACCGGATCACGTCGTAGCTGATTTCGACCACTTCGACCGAATTCACGCCGGGCTTGTTCAGTAGTTCGGCGACCGTGCATCCCAGGCCCAGCCCGTTTATCAACACCCTGCCGTATGCCCTCCGGGTGAAAGGTCTAAAATCCGAAATTTCGGCCGACGTGTTCGACAGGATCACTTTGCCGTGACGGGTTAGGCGCTTGTATTTCCCCGGAAGAATGATCCGGGCTCCGGGCTGAGAGATGGATCTCAGGTTTTCGAGCCATACATCTTCTTTGGTAAGAGTTATTTCGCTAACTTTCCACGGCCCGCTTGAGCCGTTGGGGATTTTCATTACATCAAATTCCATTCGCACCCCCTTTATGAAATCGTGGCCCGGAGCCCCGTCCTTTCCGCTTCCGGGCCGTGGCGACCTGATAACCGGGCGACGTGGCCACCATCGCTCCGGTCGTCTTCATCGCCCTACCTCCCTCGTTTTCATTGCCGCCATAGTTCGATCTCGCTTCGGAGTTTTTTCTGAAACCACTTCCAAAGAAAGCGTGATCCGCAGCGCAATCCATTGACGAGCGCGATGATTGCAAAAATTGCAATCAGTATCCCCCAGGCTATAAGGCCAACATTCTGGTAGTGCATGTTCGCTATCGCCCTATTTGTGGTCAGGGTCACCGTCAGGCACAGCAACCAGGGTGATACCACGGTCATAGTCGCGTTTCAGCCGCCAAAAAACCTCGTCTGATTTGTCTATTAGGTTGAGCCACGATTCACCCATGACGTTCATTGAACCATGCAGCTTGAGCGTTTCGAAGAAATGGTCATGCTCCGATTGCCATACGATGCGCTCAACACGCTGGGGGCGGATCGCAAGGAAAATCCCAGGCAGAAAGCCCGGCTCTTTGTCAAACAGCTTCCCCTCGACCAAGCCGGGCTTGGCTTTGCGGTGCGCCAGGAAAACCCAGGTTTCGCCGATTTTAAAACCGTTCGGCAGCTTGGCGATGCGCCGCGAGAATCCGAGTTGCGCACCTTCGGCCAGGAATTCACCGGGAGTCGCGTAATGTTCCTCGCCAATCCAGAGCAACCCGGCCGGCGTCCGTTGTTTTGTGTAACTATCGCATATTTTAACGATGAATGTCAATAGATATTTTTGGGCTTGACTATCTGGTTTTGGTCTGCTAAATTCTACACTATGCGAAAGGACGGGACCAATAAATACCGGGAAACACCACGGTTGTTTCTGCAAAGCAGCAGGGCCTTGCTTGGTCTTACCCAGGGAGAATTTGCCGACAAGCTTGGCGTTGAGCGTTGGGCTGTAGCGAATTGGGAAAGCGGGCGTATTATCCCCAGGGCTACAGTGATTATTGCCGTGAAACGGCTTATTAAGGCTCACAGGCGACAGCGCGAAAGGGGATCAGGGGATGCGGTATCAGCAGATAGAGAGCCGGATATGGTACGATGAAAAGTTTAAAAACCTCACAGAATCGCAACAGCGCCTATTTCTCTATATATTAACATGCCCACATGGTAATTTAATGGGGCTGTTTGTTTTACCTATAGGCTATATTTTCGAGGACTTAAAGACCTTACCAAAGTACTTAACCAAGTCCTTAGTTAAGGACCAATTTAAGGAGCATGAAAGTATTCGGCAAGATCTTATTGACGTAGTGGAAAATGGCCTTGTCGATTACGATGAAAAAACGTGTGTTATTTGGGTAAAAAAACTCTTAAAGCACAATCCCATCACCAACCCCAATCAAATCAAGTCTGCAATTTCAAAATTCAAAGAACTACCTAAATCATCGATTTTACAAAAATTTGTAACTGAGTGTAAATACCTTCCGAAAGGACTTTCGGAAGTACTTACTGAAGTGCTTCTGGAAGTCAATTCGAAACCAGAACCATTACCAGAACCATTACCAGAACCAGAAAAGAAAGAGAGGCCTAGCGGCCTCTCGTCTTCGACGGGTGAACCCGTCTCGGACGGGGACGATTCAAAACCGGGTAAATGGAATGGGAAGGGCAAAGCGCCAAACTGTCCAATCCAGGAAATCGTAAGCCGTTGGCATGAAATTCTACCTGTTTTTGCCGAGGTTAAATTCCTGGATAAAACGACGCGCGCGAACGTGCGTAATCGTTGGGCTGAGGATCCAGACCGTTGGACGCTGGAGTGGTGGGAGGATTTCTTTCGCTACATCGGCGAATCGGATTTTTTGTCCGGTCGTAAGACGGATTGGAAAGCGTCGTTCCCGTGGGTAATGGGTCCGAAAAACTTCGCCAAGATTATCAATGGGCAGTACAATAACAACCGAGCGTTGCCGCGAAAGACCCAAAGCAATATAGCGGCGGCCGATACCGTCAAGCGACTTATCCAAGAGGGGAAAGTATGAGCATGACCCAGGACGAGAAAATCAGGCTTACGGACATCATCCAGGGGGCGGCGGAACTTCTTAACCGTGAGTTGTCGCCGATCGCGTTGGTGCTCTATGTGAAAACCCTGGAGGACTTGGATTTCAACGAGGCTTCAAAAGCATTTTCGGCGATTATTTCCGAGAGCAAATTTTTCCCGGCGCCGGCCGAGGTCCGGGAACGGGTTATCGGCCCGCCGGAAAAACTCGAAGACTTGGCGATAATCGAGGCCGCTAAGGTTGTAGCGGCCATAAGCCGTTACGGGCATTATGAGTCGGTCGTTTTTGATGATCCGGTCACGATGGCCGTTATCCAACAGCAGTTTGGTGGCTGGGAGCGGGCTTGCGAGAAGACCGAGGAAGAAGACAAATTTTGGCGGAAGGATTTCGTTAAAGCCTACTGCACGTTTGCCCGCGCCGGTATTCACTCGTTCGGGGTTTTGTACGGCGCCCACGACCGCATAAACGGGGCGAATGGTTTTGATAACAAAACCGAGCCCGTCTTGATCGGCGATCGGCAAAGGGCCTTGCAGGTTTGGGAGGGTAATTACGAGCGCACCCGGCTTGATGATTGCGCTGGATCGGTGCGGGGGTTATTGGCTGGCATTGTGGGGAAATAGGCATGGCTGTTTTGCATGACGCTTGGCTGATATGGGTTCCCATACATTTCCCCGGAAGAAATGAAGCCGAGCGGGAAGCTAGAGCTCACAAGATGGCGGGACACAAGCTTAAAAAGCGTTACACCGAAATCGTGGAAATTTTCGCCCAAGAGTGGCGCCCTTCAGGGTGGAAGCCGATCAAGCGCTACGTCGTGCGGCTGGTTTGGCATTGCGTCAACCGGAACCGCGACCCGGACAATGTGGCGGCGGCGGTCAAGTACGTTCTCGACGGGCTCGTGCGGGCCGGGATTGTCGCAGATGATCGCTGGAATAACGTGGTTAGCATCGAGCATGTTTTTCTGCTTGCGCCGAAGGAAGGCGTTCAGGTATTCATCACCCCACAACCCCAGGGAGGAACGGAATGATTACGAGCAAAGAGGACATGACGATCGAGAACATGCAAGGCGGGACCGTGGCGGCGCGGATCAACCTCACCATTGCCGAAATCACAAAAAACCTACTGGACCCGAACTATGACTTGTCTACCAGGAAAATCAAAATCACCCTGGAATTCAAGCCCAACAAGCGGCGCGACGAGGTTTACATCGTGCCGAAAATCCGGCCGGAGAAGGGCAATTTGATCCTGGAGGGCGCGGCGGCATCCATCGGCATCGACTCCACCGGTAAGCCCGTGGCACGGGAATTCGTGGACCCGCAGCAACGGCTATTCGAGGACAACGTTACACCGATCCGCCCGTCCATGCCGGCCGGGCAGGAATAAACCACAAACCAGCAAAAAGGGAAACATGCTCAAAGAGGCGATGCAGTACTTGTTGAATTTGGCGAAAGCGGAGACTCAGTTAATCAACGGGGTCACCTACACGGACAAAAACCTTAGCCCCATCCTGCCATATGGGCGCGGGGAGAAAACGGGCGTCCTGCTTCGTTCCCTGGAGGGGTTCTGCCAGTACTTGCTGGATTGCGCCGGGATGGACAATTTCAGCATGACAGGCTCTTTCATCGTGATTCAGCACTCCAACGAAATCGAGGCGTTCACCCAAATCGACGCCTACGGGCGCCGGTTCACGCTGGCGCGGCTCCACTTCGAGAGCGAATTCAACTTCCAATTCGGGCAATTCATGACCCTCGAAAATTTTATGATCGGACTCATGCGCAATTTCCACCAAGGCCCGGACATGGAAGCTTTGATCCGGCTGGCATCTAGCGTTTCCGTGGAGCATAGCGCGGAAATTAAAGACAACGGCGTGAGTCAGACGATCACGGTCAAGGAGGGCATCGAGTTTTCGACCAAGGAAACCAAAACCCTCTACGAATTGAGCCCGAAGCGCTGTTTCCCGGAATTGGGGAACGTCCCCAGCAAGTTTTTCGTTCGGTTCAAGCCCCCCAAGGATGGCGACCACAAGGGGAACGTGCTGGCGATGCTGACCGAGGCGACCGAGGACGAATTCGATTGCGACGTGCGGGCGAGAATTCGGGCAGCTTTGGTGCAAAAGCTTGCCGGGTGGGTGGTGATCGAATGACCGCAGACGTGACCCAGGTGGAACCAGAAACGCTCAGGGAGGCCGACGAGCACGGGCCGGAGGCAAAGCCAGGGGGGGCGACAGAAACGCGCCCCCTGGCGCCCGCCAAACCTCCGCCGCCTGAAATCTATATCGCGTCTCCGGGAGTGAATCCGAAACCGGGATGGCGAGTCGGCTTGGTGTGGCCGGGCGACCGACCGGGCAGGCTCGTGGCGCACAACCGGCCCATGAAAGTCGTCAAGGTAGACCTGAGAAGTGGGAAGATTGTTCTAAAGCCTATCGGGGCTGCCAAAATGGCTTCTATGCAGGCCAAAAAATAGCTTGCATATGGTGGATCAGGGTGATAGCATAACCAACATATGGCGCCCATCGCCAGAATCCCCTCTCTGCACGGGCGCCTTGGAACCGCACCAAGGCGCCCTATTTGCAGATTCCTGAACGGAGCCGAGCATTGACTATTTCGCTTGAATCAGTTTTGGGGATTTTAGTTTCTGTACTTCTCGCCATTCTAACCGGGCAAATCCGAGGAACCCGCAAGGATACTCAGTTAATCGCCACGAAGTTGGATAGCCATATCCTGAGCATGACCGAGAAGATGGCCGCCAAAATGGACGTTACGGGATGCGGAGCTATCCGGCGCGATTGCGTGGAGCTTAACAAAAAGATTATCCTGGCGCCTCTCGCCAAAGCCTTGGAGGACGTGGAGGATTTGCGCAAGGAATCGTGGGACCGGCAACGTTTGGAAAACAAATCGATTTGGTACGCCATACGCGGGCATAGTCACACCGAAATTCCGTCACGCGAACGCGATAAGGTTTTGCTACCAACAACCAACGGCGCCGCAAACGGCGTCACATAGGGGGGACTATGAAACGACTTTCATTTTTGCTGCTTTTCGTTTTTATCCTCGCCGCATGCAGCGGTGGGATCATTAAACCCCTGGACCCATTCACCCCAAGCCCGTCATGCGATGCCGAACTGGACAAAATCACAGCCGGCAAGGCAGGCCCAAGCTTGATACGCGCCAAAATCCCCAACCCGTGCGATGCGTACAGGGTTTGCGTGACGGCCGCCAAGGTCGGCGTTATTTGGGACGCCTATACCGTGGATGAGTTGATTAAGTGGTCCGAGAAAACGCGCAAGGCCATGATCGGCATGACCTACGACGGCATGAAGACCTTATTGACCATCGAAATCAAGAAGTTTAACGACAAGATGGGGGCCACGTTCCTTGTGCTGTCCGAGTTGGTGGTCGTCGTCCAAAGCGCCGATCCGATCAACGGCGCCGACCTGGCCATTCTGGACGAGGGTTTCGCGCGTTTGATCGAGGACGCCAAGAGGCTGGCTTTGCTCGTTTAGGGGGTTGGCATGCCAACGTTATGGCCGGGGGATATATTTTGCACGATCAACCCCATGATGCTGGGTAGGATCATTTGCGCGATCCAACGTTTCAACGACGTTGACGACAAGGCGTCCTACAGCCACGCCGGCATCATGGTGGACGCCCGAACAACGTTCGAAGCCCTTTGGAGGAACCAAAGGCAACCCCTCTTTGAAGCCTACGCCGGCAAGGCAATCCTCATCGGGCGCCACCAAGACATGACGATGCGGCGTTTCCTAAACGGGTTCCGGGGGGTTTCGTATCTCGAAGGACGTTGGTACGCCGGTCATCGGCTTTTTTTGCATATCATCCCGCCCCTCGCCAAGTATTTCAAAACAGGCCAGTTTGCGGTTTGCTCCGAACTGGCGGCCAAATTCCTACAGGACGCCGGCTTGATCGACTTTTGGGCCGGGGTGAACCCTGATTACCTCGCCGACATGATCCGGCGCTGGGTTGGCTGGCGAGTCATTTTCGAGGGCATCCTCCCTGCAACCTACGAAGAATTTATGGCGCTCCCAGCCGGAGCCCCTCAACCGGCCGAACCCAGGATCATGCGGCCACAACAACGCCAGGAGGCAAAGCCATGAGATTGCGCAAGATGCTTGGGATGGCTCAAAAGGGGGTCATCGACGTTGACGACGACTTCGACGACGAGGACGAGGACGAGAAAGAACGCAAGCGCCGGCAGGCCGAGGACGAGGCCAAGCGCAATCCGTTCAGCGCTCAAATCGGAGCCCGACACGCCAGGGCGCAGAACCAGCGCCGCAAAAGCTTGATGGACGAGGCCGAGGACTACTAGGCCATGCGACCGGAATACCAAACCAGGGTGATCGAGGAAAAGCAAGCGCTCGACGGCAAGCTGGCGGCGCTTGAGAAGTTTATCGCTGGATCCGAATTCGCAAAACTCGATCCAATGGAGCGCGAACGGCTGAAAGCACAATTCCGGGCTATGCGATGGTACTCCGAAATCCTTTACGATCGAATTGAATCGTTCTGACCAAGGGGGCCGACATGCCAGACAAGGAAGACAAAATCCCGTGGTGGAAGCGTTTTGGGTTACAGGCTGTTAAGCTGGCCTATGCGCTTCTTGCGATTAAACTGAAAGACATCGACGATCGCAAAAAAGGCATTGAAAAATGACCAGCGCTCAAGGAACTATTGTGCTACACCGTGAAATGGTCCGGGATTTATTGGGTTGCTGCATGGCGGAACTATGGAAGCGCCTCATAGATCATGACCGGACCAAACTTGAAGAACCGGAGCTATCCGTGTTCTCCAAGCATATCGGCACACTCTCAAAAGCCGAGTACGGTACACCTGCCTACGCCGAGCAAATGCAGTTACTACAAGAGGCGTTGACTCACCATTATTCCCACAATCGCCACCATCCCGAACACTTCACAAACGGAGTGAACGGCATGACCATCATCGACCTGCTCGAAATGGTCTGTGATTGGATGGCGGCCACCAACTACGGGCCGAACGGACACATCTTCAAGAGCATCGAATTCAACCAAAAGCGTTTTGCTATCGGGGATCAAATGATTTCCGTTATCAAAAACACCGCTGAGTGGTTGCAGGAGTGCGCGGCGCTTGCCCATCGACGCTACCGCAACGAACGCAGCGAAGGGGGCGAAGACAATGACCAAGACCAGCCGGAAAGGCAAGCGGCGTTCAGGTAAGCGGAAGCGCACCCCACGGCCAACAGCCAGTGAAGCGCTCCGGCAACAAGAATTCGCTCGCCATTACCTCGCCGTTGGCACCAAGACCTATTTCAACGCCGAAAAATCAGCCGCCGCCGTTGGCTACAGCGAGAAAACTGTCAAGCATTGCGCATATGCGCTCTTGCGGCGCCCAGCTGTGCGGGAGGAAATGCAACGGCTCCGGGCAGAACGGGCCGCAAACTGCACCATCGCCAGCCCGGAGGAAGTCCTCGAAACCCTGACGACCCAAATGCGCGTTCTGCCGAACAAACTCTATGACGAAGACGGACAGTTGATACCGGGCTCAAAATTGACCGACGATCAGGCCCAGGCAGTACATGGCATCAAAATCAAGCGGCGCGCTTATATGGGGTCCAAAGACGAATATATCGAGGAAGTTACGACCGAATACAAACTGACCGACCGACAGAAAGCCGCCGAGATTCTCGCCAAACACCACGGCCTATTCGAGAAAGACAACGCCCAGGGCAAACCCGATCCAATCCAAATCCAATTGGTCAACGCGCCGAGGCCCATGACAATCGAGGAATGGGAAAAACAGGCTGAAGCGGTGCATCTACGGATGATCGCGCGGAAGGCGCAACCATTGCAGTTTGAGGAAAAAGCCGCATGAAAACGAATGTTTGGGATATTTTGGGAGTCGTTGTCGTTTTGGTTGCCTTGGTCGTGGTGTTCGCGCACACGCCGGCCAGCGCGGGGTCCGATTTTGACGGGTTTGTGTTTTGGGTCGAATCAGGCACTCGCCGCACGGTTGAGTGGGTACCGGCTGAAAATGCCGAAGGCTACGAGTTGTACGTTTTACGGATGGAGGATCAGCGTAGGTTTTTGTCCGGTTGGCTGACCACGGCACCCAAAATCGACATCACATGGCGCACCAGGGGCCATTATATCGTGTTCGCTCGCCCCTGGAGGACCGTGGACGGGGCCAAGCTATTCGGGGAATGGTGTAACAGCCTAAACCCGGTTTGCGGCGTCGTAGCTGGTTCTCCGAGGGCTTGGGCGCTGTACGTCAACACCCCTTGAGTGGAAAATGGCCGCATTAGAGGCCCAAGGTTGAGCGATCGCGGCGGGGTCCATAGGAAACTATGCGCAACGGTGAAATATCGAGTTAAATCAATAACCTTTAATATTTCGGGGGTTTTTATGGCGAGAGAGCGAATCTTGGGGTTTTTAGTGAAGATGGTTGCATGTTCCTTGGTGTTTTGGGCGCTGGCTATTTTTGCTCTTTCGGCATGGGCTCAGACCTCGCCGCATGTCCACCCCAGGGTTGGGGGTACCGGCTTGACCTTCGCTTGGGACCATGTGGGCGCTTCGTTCACATGCGCCCCCGTGGCTGGGGGCACGATGGCCACTCATAACTTTGCGCGCGGGGTGAATGGATCCTTTGTTTGCAATTCCAGAACCTATCAACTGACCTGGACAGCAAATGCGGCGTCGGTCCCAGGGTATAACGCCGATGGATCGACTTGGACGGGAGTCTATCGTTATCGCTACAGGGGCTCATTGACCCCTGCCGGCGGCCAGCCGGCGCAAGCGTTGGCCGGCGAGGTAATCGGCAACGGCACTCCGATTGAATTGCGATACGGCTCCGGCGACTTAGTGCTGGAAGTGCAAACCATCCGAACGGTAGGCACCCAGGAGGAAGTCTCCGTGTGGGTAAAGTCTACGGACCCGGCGCATGCGACCGTGGACGGGGCGGCGCGTGGCTGGATCGTGCGCGTCACGGACCCGGCGCCACCGGCCCCCAATCCTCCGGGCGCCATTTCCGGTATGAGGTTAAACCCGTGATCGATCCAATTCAAGTCAAGGTGGGCATGACGGTAATCGAGGCCCTTCGCAATCTTCTTGGATGGGGGACGCCCAAGAATAAAAGGTGGGATATTGTCCTCAAGGCAATCATTCTAATCATCGAAAAGGAGAAGCAAATTATGACGACGCTGGACGAAATCAAGGAGTTGTCGGTAAACCAAATTCAACGGATCGAAGCGCTGAACATCGCGCTGGACGGTTTCCGGGCGAAAGTGGACGGCATCAAGGCTGAACTGGAAGCGCTGGAGCAGCGCGACCTGACAGCAGCCCAGCAGGCTCAGGTGGATTCGATCGCTAAAAACATGATTCTCAGCATCCAGAAGATCGAAGAAACGTTGGTCGAGAATACGCCGGCCGCGCCGGAGCCGCCTCCGGAGGTTTAAGGTTTTGTCGTTATGGACCCCACAAGCCGGGCCTCAAATGCTGGCCGTCTCGTGTCCCGCCGACGAAATCATTTTCGGTGGGACGCGCGGCGGCGGCAAGAGTGATGCGCTGATTGGTCGGCACCTTGTTGGCGTTGAGCGTTGGGGCAGCTTGTGGAATGGGTTAATCATCCGGCGCAAGTACAAGGACTTTGCCGAACTCAGGCGGCGCTGGGATGAGTTGATAGGCAAGGGGGTTCCGGCCGAGCGGATCGGCGGCGAAGCACAGCCGAACTATATTCGGTTTGCGAATGGCGCCAACGTGTCGATGCTGGCGTTTCAACGGCTGGAGCAAGCCGAGGATATTCAGGGGCATCAATACCCGGAAATTTCGGTTGACGAATGTACCAACTTTCCGTGGTTTGCGAAGCTACTGGATAAACTCAAAGGCGCGAACCGATCGCCCCACGGGATACCGACCGCGATTTTTTGCACGGGCAACCCAGGGGGGCCGGGCCACCTTCAGGTAAAGGAGCACTTCCGGCTTGGAACCGGAGGGGTTCAGAGCGGAAAACCCTGGCGCGACGCGCAAGGTCTGCTCAAGGTCTATATCCAATCGTTTTTGGCTGACAACAGGATTCTTGTTGAAAACGATCCGAAGTACGTTTTACAACTGACAGGGATCCAAGACCCGGTTTTGAGAAAGGCGTGGCTGGATGGCGATTGGGACGTTTACATCGGGCAGGCGTTCAACATCACTCGCAGGCATATCCTGTCTTCGAAAGAGGCGGCGCCGCCGGCGTATGTGGCGCTCTATCAAACGTTCGATTGGGGCTTCGGCAAGCCGTTCTCAATCGGATGGTGGTGGTGTGATTCTGAAGACCGGCTCTATCGGTTTTCTGAGTGGTACGGATACAACGGCGTACCCGATGAGGGCTTACGGATGCCCGATTCAGCTATCGCTGAAGGGATCATCGAGCGCGAACATAAGCTTGGCATTGCGGGCCGCCATATCGTTCGGCTCGCCGGGCCGGATTGTTGGAACAAAAAAGCCGATTATGCCGGAGGCGGTCAAGGACCATCTACAGCCGAAGTCTTCAGAGACAAAGGCATTATCCTACGACCGGGCGACCCAAGCAGAATCCTCAAAATCCGAGCCATGCGCGAGCGGCTCGTCATTCCGATCGAATCGAATAAGCTTCCGAAGTTGGTCACGTCGTCCGAATGCCGTCATTTCATCCGTACCATGCCGGCGCTGGCGATGGACGCAGACAACCCGGAGGACATAGACACCGACCAAGAGGATCATGTCTATGATGAGGTCTGCCACATCGTCATGGCCAGGGCATACGGTTTCGCCAAGGCCGAAATCGATGAAAAGGTGAAGGCGGCCGAAGAAAAGGCCAAGCTGGACCAAATCCCGAAAGCGCACCAAGAGGTTTGGGGGGAACTGAAGCGGATCCAAGAGGAAATCGAACAATCAAACGAAACGGGGTGGTCATGAAAACCCATGGTAGTATTGGCGCGAGAAAAAAAGACGGGATTGTTTACATCGAAGCGTTTGATCCCGACCACGGAGCGCGGTCTAATGAAGTTGGCTCAAATGTTGGGAGCATATGCAATGAAGTGCGCTGGGTTACAGAGTGCCGATGACATTGACGCGTACATGGCCCAGGACGATAAACCCGAAGACGGGAAGGAAGAAATTCATCCATTAAAAGCGGAAGGGGATCAGGCATCCGTTACAATTCTGCCGCTTGTCTCTTTTAATTAAGGAGGGGATGCGTGGAAGCAAAACGCGAAATCATGATGAAAATTGCATGGCATTTTTTGGGGACTCCGTATGTGTGGGGCGGCGATGATCCGAGTGGCTTTGATTGCTCCGGGCTGGCATGCGAATGTCTACAGGCCGTGGGGCTCATACCGCACAAGGCCGACCTGACGGCATCCGGGCTGTACGAGAGGTTTAAGCCGGGCCAAGTCGATATGCCTTGGAAAGATGCCCAGCCGGGCGATCTGATTTTTTTCAAGGCCGGATTGGACGATGATCGAATTATCCATGTCGAGGTAATGATCGACAAGTCTCATTGCATCGGAGCATCCGGCGGGGGTTCGGCTTGCATCGATGCGGCGGAAGCGTGGAAGCGCAATGCTTTTATCAAGGTGAGGCCGATTGATTATCGCCCGTTTTGCGCGGGGGTTTTTAACCCGTTTTTTCAAAGGGGACTTAGGGTCGTTTAACTTCAACATCGGAGGTGAAAGACAGTGAAAGCATTTATCGGAGTGAAAATCATTTTGGCCGAGCCGATGGACGAATTGGCGTACCATCAATCACGCGGCCAGGACTTCAGCGGGAGCGAGAACCGGGCCGGGTACAAGGTTGTTTACCCGGACGGCTATATGTCATGGAGCCCAAAGGCAACGTTCGAGGAAGCTTATCGCCAGGTTTCGAGTGGTGAGGTCCGTGTCATATGTGCCGCAACTGGCGTTTTCAGCGAAGGTGCCAGCGATCCGGTTTCCCCGAAAAAGTGAAGGGGGGTGGGTACAAGTGACTTTTCAACTGAGCGTTTTTTTGATGGCAACCGTGGTCGTCTTGTTGCTCGTAATAGTCTACCAGGGTGTAACCCACATGGTTGAGCGCAAGCGGTTACTCAAGGTCAACGATGATCTTCTCAATCGTCTCATGTCGCGCGATTTCACTTCTTATGCGGCCGGGCAGGCTGTTTGCCAGCCGGCCGTTCGCCGATCACTGGACGAATTTTTCAAAGAGTCCAAATCGCAAGAAGAAAAAGAGAACGAAAGAGAAGCATTGGGGATGCCAGTGACATGAAACAACATCTGATACTTTTCGTGTCGTATGGGTTGGCGATACTTGGTATTCTGACGGCTTTCATGATGGGCAAAATGGGCCTGTAAGTAATGCTCGAATTACCAAGGGTCGTTTACATCCCTGGAGGTTGGAAGCACCGGCCGGAGCGGCTTTCCTTTCCATTTCCGCTTGGCGACGATAAGGGCATCGTCGTCCATTGGTCGTATTGGAAGGAGGACGTGAATACCGGAGGACTGTTCTACACGCTCGACATGGCCACGTCGCGGCCCTTGATGCCGTATCGTGTCGAAACCAAGTCGGTTTGGCGATGGTCCGAGTTTTTGGAGAAAATGACACAACAACAAAAGGAAGGAGGAAAACGGAATGGCGTGGGAGGATGATGGACCGTGGACTGGCGGCCGAAGCAACAGCCAGAATTATTCAAAGCCTAAAGGGCCTAAAGGCGGCAAGCCCGAAACGATCGAGCTTCACCATGTTCAAATCGGACGGGAGCACGAGGGTATCAAGCTGACCAAATACGGCGACAAGATCAGCCTGAACCCGTATTTCGATGGTTCGGACGGGCGGCGCTATATGCGGTTCTGCTACCCGAAGACAAAAACCGGAGCATCCGAGAATCATTACCCTATGGGGGTTGACCTCGGAAACGGCTTCGGCGAAGCGATCAAGATTTTGAAGCAATTCATTTTGGTTTTGGAAAAGGAGATGGACAATGCCGGTCAAAATCGAGAAGGAAAAGGGCGGTAAGGGTTACCGGACCAGCACTCCAGGCGGCACCAAGGGCAGATACATGACCAAACGGGATGCGGAGGCCCAGCGGCGCTTGTTGAACGCCATAGATCACGGCTGGGAGCCAACCCGTAACCGAAAAAAATCCTGAAAGGAGCGTGGCGTATGGCAATGACAGGGCGTGGCAATGTGAAAAAACGAAAGGCAGCGATTATGCCCACAATCGCCACCATGAGCGTGGCTGAATTGGTATCGAATTTGAGGGAGCAAGGTATCGATGCCTCATTCGGGCTGTCCAGGATCGACAAGGACAAGAAGGAGGAACCCGTTACAGGGCCAAAAATGGCGAACCAGGTTCCGCCGGGAAGCAGGCAAGCGGCAAACTCCGAGGTTAAAACGTCAACCAGACTCAACATGGCCGAGTCGTCGTTTGACGATGTTTACGAGGCCCTCAATAACTGCGAGGACTTGATTGATCGTTTGTGCGGGCTGGATGCGCCGAAAGTGGTTGGTTCAGGGTCCGGGCCGGTATCCCCGT